GCGGCCACGGCAAGCGGCTATCAGGGCGCGGCCACGGCAAGCGGCGATCAGGGCGCGGCCACGGCAAGCGGCTATCAGGGCGCGGCCACGGCAAGCGGCGATCAGGGCGCGGCCACGGCAAGCGGCTCTCGGGGCGCGGCCACGGCAAGCGGCGATCAGGGCGCGGCCACGGCAAGCGGCTATCAGGGCGCGGCCACGGCAAGCGGCGATCAGGGCGCGGCCACGGCAAGCGGCTATCAGGGCGCGGCCACGGCAAGCGGCTCTCGGGGCGCGGCCACGGCAAGCGGCTATCAGGGCGCGGCCACGGCAGGCGGCACGAACAACGTCGCGATGGCCGCCGGTTATGAGGGGAAGGCCCGCGCGAATGAGTCCGGCGCCATCGTCCTCGTGTGCCGCAAGGAGCCTTGGGATGGCGGAGAGATCCTTGCCATCGACTCCGCGAAGGTCGGCGACACAATCGGCGGGGTCACCATCAAGCCGGACACTTGGTATCGCCTGACCAGCGATGGCGTTGCCGTTGAAGTTGAGGACTAGCCCATGACCGGCGACATCATCCTCATCTGCATAGGCGCCGTGTGCGCCTACCTGATCCTCTCGCCCTTGCTGCGGAGGCGGGCACAACGCGACCCGCTGGACGACGCCCATGGGGATGTACCGCACTGGACACCGGAGATGGGCGATGACTGAGTCCGCTCTCTCCCGCCTGGAGCGGGACGTTATCACCGCAAGCGCCGACGCGATTGTCCGGCTGCTGCTGACCGTCGCAAAGATCAAAGGAGGCCGCCGTGGGTGACATGCTCGACAACATCGAAAGCGCATTCGCTCGGCTCCAATACGACGCGCGCAACGTCATGACGGATGCCGACACGGCGCTGGACTATGTGGCGATGGCGCCCGGCCGGCCGGAATACCGCACCCGTGCGGAAGCCGAGATCACGCGCGCCAAGGCGGCACTGGCGCACGCTCTCTCCTGTGTGGAGAAGGCGGAACAGCGTTTCGCCTCTCTTCCCGAGGTGGCGTGATGCTGGATACCACTGCCCCCGAAATGATGGGTCACAATAACCCGCCCGAGCCGACGCCCTACGAGCTTTCGAAGGCGGAAATCGAGGGGCTTTCCGAAGAGGCCAAGTGCTGGCTGGACGGTGAGCCCGTCAAGGACCAGACCATCGCCGACAAGATCGGGCTCCTGAAGGGGCTTTTGATCAAGGCGCGCACGCTGGCGGAGGCGCGGCGGAAGGCGGAGGTGAAGCCTATCGACGACGCGAAGGCTGAAATCCAGGCCCGCTACAACGCCTTGATCGGCGACACAAAGAAGGATGGCAAGGGAACCGCCATCCTTGCCGAGGAATATTGCGACAAGGCCCTGGCGCCCTTCCTAAAGGCTCTAGCGGACGAAAAGGAAGCCAAGGCGAAGGCCGCTCGCGAGGAAGCCGAGAATGCTTCTGCCGCCGCACAGGAAGCCATCCGCGCGGCACGAGACGCGGACTATGCCACGCAGGAAGCCGCAGAAGCGCTCCTGCGGGATGCGAAGAAGGCTGAGACCGCCGCGAACAAAGCGGAGAAGGACACCGCGCGCGTTGCCGGCGCCGGCCGCTCCATTGGCCTGCGCACCACCGAGGTGCTGCACGTCACCGATGCGATTGCAGCGCTGCGGGACGTTGGCCTGACGGACGGTGTGAAGGCCGCGCTGCTGACTGCGGCGCGGGAATACCGGGTGGAATGGGGCCGGCTTCCGTCCGGCGTGAGCGCAACCACGGAACGGGGGCTGTGAGATGAAAGCGAAAACCATCAAGACGGTCCTGCGCAAGAAGACAGACGAATGGCTCGCATCCATCGATAATGAGGCTGTCAGAGACATCGCGGCGAAGAACACAGTGATTACTGGTGGAGCAATTGCCTCCATGCTGCTGTCGGAGGAAGTGAACGACTTCGACGTGTATTTTCGCAACAAGGACACCGCCGTATCTGTTGCCAAATACTACGTCTCCAAGTTCAAACCCGTGACCCTCAAGGGGGTCAAGTGCCAGACATACGTTGACCACGAGGGCGATGACGGTCGCATCCGCATCGTCGTGAAATCTGCGGGGATCGCCAGCGAAGACGGCTCTGACAAGCCGTACGAATATTTTGAAGCGAGGCCGGACGATGAGTCGGCGGCGTACGTCGGCGAAATCATGAAGGATGCTGGCGACATTGAGGACGCCAGGGAGGATCTGGAAAGCAAGGCTTTGGCGACAGATGATGGAAAGCCGCCATACCGGCCGGTGTTTCTTTCGACGAACGCCATTACCCTGAGCCACAAGGTTCAGATCGTGCTCCGGTTCTTCGGGGAACCTGACGATATCCACGAGAACTACGATTACGTCCATTGCACGAATTACTGGACGAGCTGGGATGGCGAACTCGTTCTCCGGCAACCGGCCCTCGAAGCGCTCCTCGCGCGCGAGCTTCGATATGTCGGCAGCAAATACCCTGTGTGTTCGGTAATCCGACTGCGGAAATTCCTGCGCCGGGGATGGAGCATAAACGCTGGGCAGATGCTCAAGATCATGATGCAGATCAGCGATCTTGATCTGAAAGACCATGCGGTATTGCAAGACCAGCTCACCGGAGTTGATGCGGCGTACTTCGTTCAGTTGATGGCGAAGATCAAGGAGAACGATCCGGAGAAGGTGAATGCCGCGTATCTCTGCGAAATCATCGATAGGATGTTCTGATGGATAACCTCGCACTCTGGCGCGCGGTCGAGAAGACCGATCCGAAACACACCAAGGCAATCACCGGAAAGTCGTACCAGGGCACGAGCCCCAAGCCGCATTATCTCGTGATGAAAGCCACGGAGACGTTCGGCCCCTGCGGCATCGGCTGGGGATTCACGATCGTTGACGAGCGGATCGAGGAAGGCGCGGGTGGCGAGCGCATGCACATTGCCCGCGTCAAGGTCTGGTATGATTGGGGCGGGAAGCGCGGCGAAGTCGAGCACGTCGGCGGCACGCAGTTTTCCGGCATGCGCTCCAGCGGCAAGCCATTCACCGATGAAGATGCGCCGAAGAAATCCGTCACCGACGCTTTGGTGAAAGCGTTGAGCATGATCGGCTTTGCCGGCGACATCTTCATGGGTAGGTATGACGACAGCAAGTACGTCAATGACCTCAAGGCCGAAGCGAAGGCCGAAGCGCGCCAGCCGGCCGGCAAGCCTGTGCAATCCGCACCAGCCGAAGAAGAACCGGCCGCCGTGAGCCCCGACCTGCGCGCCGCCTACATTGCGGAATGCCGGAAGAAGATCCTGGCGTTCACGAGCCCCGATGAAATCCCTGAATGGTGGAACAGCACCGAGCGCAAGGACCAGTTCGCGCAATTCGATCTTTCCGAGGCGGAGTCCACGGACCTGAAAAACGGCGCACTGGATCGCCGGAAGGTTCTCGCTCGTCAGGCCACTGCGAGGGCAGCATGAGCGACGCCTTCGAACTCACGCACGCCCCCGCTCCGAAGAAGGCGCGCGTTCGCCGGGGCGGCTGGTCCTGGGGACCGGTCGAAGGCGCCAAGCTGCGCGTGCTCTCGCTCGGGGCCGGCGTGCAGAGCACGACGCTCGCGCTGATGGCCGCACATGGTGAGATCGTTCCTGTGCCGGATTTTGCGATCTTCGCCGATACCGGCGCTGAAGGCCGCCGAACCATGGAGAACGTGGCCTGGCTGTCGAGCGGCAACATCCTGCCATTCCCCGTCGTTCGCGTTGCCGGTCCGGGCGCCTTGAGCGACGCAGTGCTGTCGCGCGCATCGGATCGCGCCAGCGGCTTCCAGCCGGTGCCGTTCTACACCGAGCGCGGCATGGGCAAGCGCCAGTGCACCTCGCATTACAAAATCGAGCCCATCAATCGCGAACTTCGCTTGCGCCTGGGATATCGGCCGCGCCAGCGCATTCCCGCCGCCTCGGTTGAGGTGTGGATCGGCATCAGCATCGATGAAGTCGTGCGCGCCGGTGCCGCGCATGAGCAATGGATCGCCAATCGATATCCGCTTCTTGAGCAGCGGATGTCCCGCGCCGATTGCATCCGATGGCTGATCGAGCACGGCTATCCTGTCCCTCCGAACAGCGCCTGCGTCTTCTTCCCGTTCATCAGCGACAAGGACCGTCGCGTCCAACGCGATGACGATCCCGAGGAATTCGCGACGGCTTGCTCAATAGACCGGGTGCTGCGCGCGCCGGGGCGGAAGCCGGAGTTCGTGCACCCCTCGCGCAAGCCCCTCGACCAAGTGGACCTCCGCACCGACGAAGAGACCGGCCAAGGCATGCTCATGGTTTGCGAATCGGGGTGCGGGCTATGAGCGACGCCTTCGAAGACCAGGCGCGCGCCCTGGCGCACAGCATCCCTGTCTGCGACCTCGGATCGACAGCCGGAATTCGGGCGATTGCCATTGGCCTTCGAGAAACGTGGCGGATGGCGACAGAAGCATCAGACGAAGAACTGTCCGCGTGCAAAGAGCGCTGCCGATGGGCGGAGCGGCGCGCGAATGAAGCTGAAGCCAAGATCGCCCTCCTTTAGCAGACCATACAGAACGGAGCGGAGATGATCCGGGCCGCACATGCGCGGGCGGAAGCGGCTGAGATGCAACCCTTCCGATTTTTCAATGGGACTTGGGAGAATTCTGATCTTCCAACCATCGTTCGCGAAGACCCGCAGGGCGGCGACCCTCATATTCTTGCGGTCATCGGCAGAGTTCATAACCCGGATGCGATTTATGAACTCTGCCGACTGGCGAATGATGCCTTAGAGGATGACCTTTCCACCCTCTCCAGCACCACGGAGTCTCAGACATGAGCGACGACTTTTTTGATCCCCTCATCGGGTTCCCCTGCCCTCCCGAAACAGGGAGAGCGAGAACATGAGCACCGAGAAGAAGGACGTGGCGCTCGATCATCCCCGCATCTGGCTACAGAACGCCGCCGATGGGAAAGCCTCTGGAGAAGGCCGCCTTTGGTGCGAGGACAATGTGTGGCCAGTCGATGAGAACGACGGCGAGCCCACCGAGTATGTCCGCGCTGATATCGTGGACGATCTGGTGGCGGCGCTGAAGGCGGCGCGCGTGGTTGTCGCTTTCTCGGATCGACGGAGTTCGGTCAACGTCCTCAAGACAATCGACGCTGCCCTCTCCTCCTACCGTAAGCAGGGAGAGTGAGACCATGAGCACACCGTGCCCTTTCTGCGGCGCCTACAGCCCGCGCTCCTGCGAAAGTCCAGATCCAGACTTCTGCCAATGGGAGGCCGCTATGGACGGCGAATGCGAAACCTGTCGCGGCTCCGGCGTCATCGTCAAGCGCGTCACGGTCTATGAGGCCGGCTGCGGCTTCCCCCACGATGACGGTGAAGAGCGGCCGTGCCCGGATTGCTGCGGCCCCGATCCCGACTTGCTCCGTGAAGACCTCAACGAGCGGCTCCGTCTGGCAAAGGAATATCCCGATGCCGAATGAGATCACTCTGGAGCAGGCCCGAGCCATTATCGATGCGCGGGACAAGCTGACCGGCGCCAGGAAGTGCATCGCGGCCCTTGCCGGTGCGACCAACGTCAAGGTCGAGGTAACCTACGCTGCCCCACAGAGGGGATACCACAGCAACACGGAAACCCTTCGATATGAAGGGCGATGCCACCTCGATCAACTTTCACGGTCGATGGTCGACGGCATCCGACAGCACTGGGCACGCAAGGAGTCAGAGGCCATCCGCACGCTGCGCCAGCTCGGAGCGGAGGTGCCTTCGTCATGAGCGACAAATCCCGCATCATCGATCTTCAGCGCCAGATCAAGATCTGCCGAGAGGCGCTGACCAAGATTTCGTATGGCACTCGCTCGCCTGAGTCCGTCGCAGCGGACGCGCTTTATCGCCTGTTCCCGCTCGATCCAAAGCAGGACCTGGCGGGCATCTGCGGGCACGACAAGCGCGGGAGCGGCGCAAGATGAGCGTTGATATCCAGATCAGCGACTGGTCCGGCAACTACACGCACAACACATCCCGCCTCTGGCATGACCATCTGCACGACGGTGATCTAACGGGGTTCATGGCACTCGACGGAAAAACTGGAAAGCAGGCGCTCCTTCTGTTGCGCGATGCCTTTGACCGCATCAAACACACGCAGCAATCGCTCCACGAGGACGGCGCGATTGGTGAGCCGCACTTCTGCGCCCGATACGACGCAAAGAATGGATGGGGCTCGGCTGTTGGGGCTCTGATCTTCATGGCGGCGGCCATGGGCGCCTGCGGTGCGCGGCCGCGCTCTATCGTGCGGGTGTCGGTATGAGCCGCGCCCTCGTCATCATCCAGAGCGCCGCGTCATGAGCGCCCCTGTCCTCTTCCGCTGGACCGGCGAAGTCATGGAGCCCGTCTCCATGCGCTTTGCCCGGGACTGCAACAAGCGCTTCGTCGTGGGCGAGCAATATCCCATGGACGTTCTGGAGAACCGCTCCGGCCCGGCGCATCGGCATTATTTTGCCTGCATCCATGAGGTGTGGGCGAACCTTCCCGAGGGCGCCTCGGAGCGCTTTCCCACGTCCGAACACCTGCGAAAATTCGCGCTCATCAAGACCGGATACCGGGACGAGCGCACCATCGTCGCGGCCTCAAAAGCTGAGGCACAGCGCGTGGCGGCTTTCATCCGGCCGATGGATGATTTCTCGGTCGTGGTTACGGAAGGCGCCAGCGTCACCGTCTACACGGCCAAGAGCCAGAATATGCGGGCCATGGACAGGGCGACGTTCGCGGCCTCGAAAGACGCGGTGCTTGGATATCTGTCCCAGCTTCTCGACGTGTCGCCAGCAACCCTTGAACACGCTGGAGCATCAGCATGAGCAACACACGACGTTGGGGTGATAACGACCGAAAGTTCGGCCCGTTCACCTTCGCCTATGACCGCCATTATCGGCCGCTCACGGCCCTTGTGAGCACCAACGGCGGGTGCCACCTTCGCCTTGGCGCGTTCGGAGCCACGCTTATCTGCGAGCTTCCGCGGCTGATTAATGGCTACCGCAAATGGGTGGATCTTCCGGAGGTAAACGGCTGGTCCCGCGGCGGGTATTGGGACTGTTACCCAAAGGAATACGGATTCAGGTTGAGCGAGGGGCATTTCTATGTGAGCCTCGGGGCGCAGACCCACGACAGCAGCACAACGCGGTCACGGTCGTGCTTCGTCCCCTGGACGCAATGGAGACAGGTCCGCCATCAGCTTTACGGGGCCGATGGATATGTCACGCCAAATCTGGTGACGATGCCGTGGAGGGCTCATCACGCGGAAGTTGAATCCCTAGTGAAGCATCAGAGGAAGGTGAAGGACTTCGACGGCGAGGTCATCGATGTCGATATCTACATCGAAGAGCGGGATTTTCGGCTCGGAGAGCGTTGGTTCAAGTGGATAGGCTATCTCGCCCCGATGAAGCGCCGTCGCTCCATTGATATCCGTTTCCTGAGTGAGGTCGGTCGCGACAAAGGCTCATGGAAAGGCGGAATGATCGGCACTCGTCACGAGATGCTTCCGGGCGAAAGCGTGGACGATTCCTTCTTCATGTTTTGTGAGCAGGAGCAGAGATCTAGGAACGGCAGATATCGCTTAGCGGTTCACACGCAAGACGGTGCCGCAGCATGACATACGACATGACCACCAACACGAACCCGCCGGCCAACACGCTCCCCATCGGGGCCGGCGATAGGGAGGCTGGGTCTCCCCCAGGCCCGGCCTCCCGCACCCTGAGGGAGAGAGTGGCGGAAGCGATCGCGAAGCAAATCCGCGTCGATGTGATTGACCTTTCAGCGGCGCGGGCCGGCTGTCGTATCAACGGCATGCAAGAAGCCGCAGACGCCGCCATTGCAGAGGTGATGGCGTGGCAGCCTATCGAAAATGCGCGGAAAGACGGCACGCCGATTTGGGCTGTATTGCACTCGGACATTTATCCGAGGATCGAGCCGGGCCGCGAAGACCTGAGGCGCTGGAATGGGCTTCAGCTTCCCATCCGACACGCAGGCCTCTGCGAAGACGGGTTTGATATCGGCTGGGGTGTCGCCGCGCCGGTAGGACACGGTGGGTTTCCGGACGAATGGATCGCCGGATACCTGCCCCTCCCCTCTCCTCCCAACAGAGGAGAGAAGTGATGGACAGGCCTATCCTTTTCAACGGGATAAATCGGATCGAACTGCGCACCATTCCTGGCCTGGATCAAGCCAAGTACAGTGCTGGGTCAGATGGACATATCTACTGCTTCTCAAGATCAAACCCAAACCGAAGCAAGCCCTCTCCCTTCCAACTTGCAGAGTCGATTGGAAGCAGTGGATATCCATTCGTTGCGATCATTGAATCTGGGCGGCGCCGGTCTAAGGCGGTCCATTCGTTGATCTGTACGGCATTCCATGGCCCCCGCCCATCGTCGAGGCACGAAACCCGCCATTTGGATGGGTCGCGAGACAACAACACGCCACCCAATCTTGCCTGGGGCACGCCTGCGGAAAATGAGGCGGATAAAAGACGCCACGGCACGGCGGCGATTGGAGAGCGCCATGGGGTTTCCAAGTTGAATGACGAAGCTGTGAGGATTCTCCGCGTCGCTATTCCTGCCGGGCTTTGGAACCCCGTCGATGCGGCTCAGGTCTTCGGCTGCGACCCGAGCGTCATCCGTGCTGCGGTCGCGAGAAAGAGTTGGAGGCACATCGTATGAGTTTGTTCAACATCGACGCCATGCCGGCCACCGCGGAGGCCGCATAGATGCCAGAGACCCCCAAGCGCATCCAGCTTTCCCGCTCCAAAGGCTGGCGCATGCCTGACAATACCGTGAAGGTAGACCGCTCCACGGGGTTCGGAAATCCATTCCCCATCAGCAAGGGTACGGCCACTTCCTGTGGAGTCACCACCCCGATTTGGACGGTTGGGACATGGGACGGCCCTGCTATGTGGATGGCGGACAGTCCAGACGATGCCCGCAGAATGTCGGTCGATGCGTTCCGGGCCTGGATCAATGCGCCCGATCAAGCGCATCTCATTGAGCGCGCGCGGACAGAACTGCGTGGGAAGAGCCTCGCGTGCTGGTGCCAGACTGGATCGCTGTGCCACGCAGACGTGTTGCTAGAGATTGCCAACTCCCCCTCTTGTGAGGAGGCCGCATAGATGGCTGAGACCTTCCAGCCCGGCGACGTGTTCGAGCGCCTGCACCCCTTCACGCTCGTTGTCGAGCACGACCATGATCCTGATGCGGCATTCGAGCGCTGGCGCCCCGGCGCATGGAATGTCGATAGCGCTGGCGAGGATGTGCTGGCTTCGTGCACCGCCATGGGTCGAGTGAAGTTCACCGTCGTCTCCATCCACCGGCCACCAGGGTATCAGGAGCGGGTGTTCTTCAAGCGGGAGTTCACCACGCCGGAAGGGAAGCGCTATGCGCCCGGGCGGCTCATTAACTGCATCACGCGCAAGTTCAGGAAGGATATCGCCGCGTTCCCGTTCCCCTTCGATGTGGAACAGCCAGAATTCAATTTGGAGGCCGCATAGATGGCCAAGATCGTTCCGATCGACGGCTGGGAAGCCCCCGGTCAGCGCACCGAGCGCGGAAGGAAACCACGCCAGCCGAAGCGTGACCGCGGCCCCGCCCTGGACAAAGCGCACCTCGCATTGATCAGGAAACTTCCCTGCTTGGTCTCCGGCTCATTGGTGAATGTCGAGGCCGCGCACGTTCGCTACTCGAATGCCCATTACGGCACAAACAACACCGGCGGCCGCAAGCCCTCGGACCGTTGGACGGTGCCCCTCAGCGCGCAGATGCACCGCGACGCGCCTTGGGCCCAACACAGCCACGGCGAAGAGGGTTGGTGGCTTGATCGCGGAATCGACCCTCTGCGCGTCGCCGACCAGCTCTACGCCCTATCCAGCACGCTGCGGTCCGCCGGAGAATTGGACGAGAAATGCATCCGTCTGATGACCATCGTCGTCAACAACGCGCGGCGCAATGCCGCCAACCTCGGAGATTCCTGATGCAGATCCTCGCCGCGATCGGCGCGGTTGTTGTCGCATGTCTCATCGGCATCGGCGTCACAGCCTATGCGCGTTCAATCACAACCACTTCCACACGGAGAAAGCGCAAATGAAATATGCCTCGATTGCTTTCTTGAACGAGACTGAGCTCTTGCTGACCCGGCCAATTGTCGGCATCGAAAATCGAACCGCACAAGAGGTGTTCGATATCATGGCGGATCGCTTTCGGCATGCCGTGGTGGATGCGGAAGCGTTGCGGAGCGCAGAGCGCGGAGAGTGGGTGCAGGAGCGCGTCGCGTTCTGGAGCATCGAAGCATTCAAGCGCCACGTGATGAACGAATGGCCGCAGTCCGGCTCCATCACCGTTGAGCCGCACGGCGGCATCGACAAGCGCGTCGGCTGGGATACCCATTTGGTGTGCGTTGACGGCATGGCGGTTGGCTATACCGACCGCGCCGTGCCCGGCCTCTCCAAGGTAGGGGAGGACTGACCATGAACATCGAAGCATACGCTGAGAGGCTGGCCTATCTCGCCTCAAGGACTGAATCCATCGGGGACCGTGAGGTGTCGCCACCGGCAATGACCGTAGACGAATGCCGGAAGGTGGTGGCCGCTCTGCGGGGTGTATCTGAGTATCATGAGCCGGAGCAGATGATACCCAGAGAGGCTTGTGTATCATCGTTGAGCATCAACGCGGCGACCTGGAATGCCGGCGCCGAGGCGATGCGAGACGCATGTGCCTTGGCCCTAGAAGCGCAAGCACCTGATTGTTCAGGCCCCGGATATGGCATGGCTTCGGATAATGAGCGAGCGTTTATGCGGCGCACGAAAGACCGCGCTCGCGCTGCTTCTGAGCAAGCTGAATCTGAAGCCATTCGCCTCCGCGGCGACGCCGAAGCAGCCGCGATCAAAGCCCGCGGCGCCGCCCTTGGCGAAAACCCCAACCTCGTCGCACTGGGATTCAAGGTCGGTGAAGATCATGTCTGGACTGAATGGTGCTGGAATACGCCGCAGATCGGATTCGAGGGGCGCGTTGAACTTTCAGGATATTGGGAGTTCGTGCGAATAGATGAAGAACTGACCCGCGTCGCCCTCAACATCCCAGACCTCTCCAAGCAGGGGGAGGGATAGGAGATGGGTCGCAACAGCACACCGAAACTCGACGAGTGGTGTGAAGGATTGCTCTACCGCTTCCGCCACCCCGACGAAACCCCAGTCCTTAGCTCCAACGACGGGCACATGATCGTCTACGAGATGGTCACGCAGTCTGGCACTCAGGTGCTCGCTACCGCCTGGGCAGACGGGCTCCAGACGGTCATGGCTGAGATGTGGGTGAGCGGATACCGCAAAGGTGTGCGCGCGGGCGCAGAGGCCGCGAAAGAGGAAATCCGCCGCGCGCTTGGCGTCCCCGCCGCCCCTCCCAAAGGGGAGGAGTGAGAGATGGGCGAACCCCGCCTCACTGAACGGGAATGGCGAAATCGCGCGGCCCTTCGGCGCCATTGGGCAAGCTTCTGCGACGCCGATCCGGTGCCGGAAGGGTTCATCGACCGCATGGAAGCCGCCGGACTGGCGCAATGCCGGGCCGTTGATCCGGATGATCTGGAAGAGAGTTTCGCGGCCGAGCGCGGCATCTATCCTGGTGGAATGGTGTGGGAGCTGACCGACGCCGGCCGCGCCGCCCTCAAGCAGGGAGGAGAGTGATATGCGCGTCACTCCCAAGATGATCGCCGCCGCATGGGCCGCATGGCATTCACGGCACGGCGGAAAGCTCGGACCAGGGCCGGCATTCGTCGAAGCGATTGAGGCCGCTCTTAAGGAAGGACAGAAGTGATGCGCGGGACGGTAAACGAGCGATTAACCCAGGCATTCCGCCGATATTTTGGCGTCAAGGGCGACCTCAAGCACTGGCATATGGGAGATGGCCTTTGGCGCGTGGACCATCCGTCATCTGGCGCATGGGCCGAATTCGACGATGCAGCCGGCCGGCTGCGACGCGTGTCTGAAAGCGGCCCCGGCAAGGAAGGGCAGAAGCAATGACCGACATCGTAGAGCGCATGCGAGCGCACGTCGCCAATCACGGGGGCCTGGTGGAGGATGCGGACGGCACGCCAATCGCGCTGAAAGTGCCGGCTTGGGCGATGATGCTGGAAGCGGCAGACGAGATCGAGCGCATCCGCAAGGCAAACGACGAAGCATCCGTGATTTTTGGCGACATGCTCGCCAAACAGGTAGAAGCCGAAGCGCTCCTGAAGGCGCGAGCCTGCTATCCAGACTGTACCGAATGCGACGACGGCGACCACGATACCACTTGGTGCGGTGCTGCTGAGCGCGCCTATTTCGAGAAGCACAAGGAGCCGGCATGAGCGACATCAATCGCGTCGGCGCCAGAGTGCGCATTCGCCAATCAGTGGCCGACAGATATCTTCAACCGCTTCGCGATTGGGGAAACAAAGGTCGCGCTGGAACCGTGGATATGATCGGAACGCTGGATTTTCAGCGCGGGCATGTGCGCGTCCTCTTCGATACTAAGAGGACACCAAAATGGGCCGCAGACTACATCCATTGGTTGCCCGCAAAAGATCTGGAGCCGGCGGCATGACGGACATCTACACGCGGTTGCGAAAACTCGAAGCGGATATGACCGAAGAGCTCAATTTGAGCGTTAAAAGATACCTATCTCATCGCGAGAGCGCGATCAAGAATATGTGTGAGCCGGATGTAAAGCCGGAATTGGGCACGCCACAACACATCCTCCCGCCGAACCCCGGCTCCGATCTTGCCCAGGCTATGGGGTGCACGTGCCCGGTGATCGACAACCACCATGGGCTTGGGCGGCGCGCGCGGTCTGACTTTATCGAGAGCGGATCATTCATCACCGTCCCTGGCTGCCCGGTGCATGCGCCGGAACAAGCGGGGCTGTGGGATGCTGTGGACGCAGCCGTCGATGCGCGGCGAACTGGTGAGGAGGGCTGAGGGTATGGCGCAGACCCACTGTCTCACGGCAGAAACGATCCTCACAGACCGACCCATGCGCCCGCAGCAGGTGGCGGCGCGCTGGGGATGCTCGGAAAAGCACGTTCGCAATTTGATCCGGGATGGCGCACTAGGGCACTTCCGCCTAGGCGGTAGGCTCCTTAGGATCCCCGCCTCTGCCGTCGAGGAATACGAGCGATGCAAGACCCAGAATACAAGCTCGGACGGCTCAACGGCCGGTGGGTCGTCTCCTGGTGGGAAGACGGGAAGCGAAGGCGATACCGCCTTGACGCGGGCACTCGCCAAGAGGCAGAGCGCACAAAAGCAGATTTCGTCCTAGGCCTCAGCCGGCGCGACGGCGTGACCGTCGAGGAACTGTGGCGAGCCTACCTCAAGGAAAAAGAGGGCAGGCGCGTGGTGCGGTCAATGGGCTTCGAGTGGCCTTTTTTAAAGCCAACCTTCGGCCACCTGGAACCGAAACATCTCACGATCGACATTTGCCGCGCCTACATCGCCAAGCGACGCGTGACCGGGAAGCGCGGGGCAACGGCAGACGGAACCATCTGGACGGAGCTCGGACATTTGCGAACGGTCCTCGTGTGGGCCGCCGACAGCAAGCTGATCGAATACGCGCCCCGGATTGAGCGCCCATCAAAGCCGAAGCCCAAAGAGCGCTATCTGACCCGCGCAGAGGCCGGCAAGCTGCTCGAGTCGGCAAGCGCCCCCCATATCCGACTTGCCATCATCCTGATGCTCACGACCGCGGCGCGCGTTGGCGCGGTGTTGGACCTGACATGGGATCGCGTCAATTTCGAGCGCGAACAGATCCGCCTCGCCCTCCCAGATTCCATCACCAGGAAGGGCCGCGCCACGGTGCCAATAAACGGCACCCTTATGGCCGCGCTCCAAGAGGCAAGGAAGGGCGCCCTGACCACCCACGTGATCGAGTGGAACGGAAAGCCAGTCGCTTCGATCAAGACCGGCTTTGGCGCGGCCGTAGAGGGCTCGGGGCTCCAGGACGTGACGCCGCACGTGCTGCGCCACACCGCCGCCGTTTGGATGGCTGAGGACGGCGTGGATATTGAGGAGATTGCGCAATATCTCGGACACGACGATAGCAGGATCACCCGGCGTGTCTACGCCCGCTTTTCTCCGAGGCACCTGCAGCGGGCCGCCGCGTCGCTCGATTTCGTAAAACCACATCAGGTGCCTGCAAAATGACGGTCTGCTTGCTGGTTCAATGAACCCGGCACTTGAGACCGGCAATGGGGTTTCCGGTAAAATCGGGCCTTTTGCGGACTGGTCTTTCCCAATAACGGCGCCACTTTCCAAGACGCGAAGAAAGCTCATAACGGTCTGGTTGCAGGTTCGAGTCCTGCCGGGCCCACCAATAAAATCAATATCTTATGATGAAAATACGGACTTCTTTTGTGTCGCGTTGAACCTGCGGCCTTGATCGGCGGAACCCGCGCGCGCCACGTCCCGAACGTGCTGTTCTGCACGTAAACCCGCATGAATGCGTGATTCCTGGCGGCGTAAAATGCCGTTTATCTCGGTTTGTTCACGGCGTATCTGTCCCGTTTCTGTCCCATGAGCCTGCGCTTCCGCAAAAGTACACGTTGACGCATACAGGAAAAACCTGTATCAAAATAAACAACGGGGCAACGCCCCACTCTCACGGGAGACAAGCCGATGATCGGGTCAGAGAAACAAATTGCTTGGGCTGAAAAAATCAGGCCAGCCCTGATTGCGCAGTGGAATGAGGCTGTCGCTGCTGCGTCGGCAAAAGCGCCATCGCCCGATGCCGCCCCCATCGTGATTCTGCGCGGCATTGTCGAATATGCCGCCACGATTGAGGACGCGTCATTCTGGATCGACAGCAGGGGCGGCAGGATGCTGCTCGACGTGAACCGGCAAAAAATCATTCGCGAGAAATTCGGCGTTGAGCGGAAGGCGGTATTAGGTGCGGTAGACCACCTACTGAGCTACGTGAACATTTTGGCCCGGCAGCGGGAGGGTGCACAATGACCACGCGAAACGAAAAAATCAGGCAGATGTGTGTCGAGCTAGCCGCTCGCAGCCTCAATATGTCTGCACAAAATGTTGAGGCCGCCCGGACGTTCGCCAATATCCTGGCCGGGATATACGACCCGCTCCGGATAGATCAACCGGATGACGCCTATGCGGATAGCATCGCGCTCGGACTGCACCAGCTATACGGATACGACGATGATTTATCGTCTCGCTCACGCCGCTTCATTGATGAGGCGGTTCGGGCGTGGGCGCGTTTCGTCGAAATCGTGGGGTATCAGGCCGCGCGGCAGTGCGATACCCGCACGTTCGCCGCAGTGGAGATAATGCAGGCCGGCGGGACGGATCGCCACGCCGCGATTTACAGAGTGATGGGGGCATCGTGACAGGCGACGATCTGCGCGCCGCGCGCGCCGCGCTCGGTGAACGTTGGGGTCTCGGCAGGCCGCTGCGCATGAGCGAGATGGGGCGCGCCCTGCAATTGCAGGGGCGCGATCCAGGCGCGACCATCCGCGAGATGGAACGGCGCGACAGGGTGTCGGGGCCGGTTGCTATTGCCGTGAGCTACATGCTGGGGCATGATCCGGTGACGCCGCGCCTAGAGCATATCCTATCGCCCGTTCCCCGCTGATGCGGGGATGACCCGTGTATCGGGGGTGCATCCGTGATGATGCGAGAACGTTCCCCGCATGCGTGGGGATGAAACAAGCGGGAGCGTCAAGCAGGCCGATGAAGGCGCGGCCTAACCGCACATCCTCCGCCCCAACACGACGGATTCTAGGCTCTCGAATAGGCCGGGCTCAAGCCGGTTCTCGATCCTCATATCCGGCTTGAACGGCATGGCCTCGCTGATATGTGCGGCGCCTATCGCCGCGCCCGCGCCCGGCCGGTGGATCTCCACCACAAGCCCACCGCGCGCCCGGATCGCATCAGCCTCGTTGGCGAACCGAACGTCATCAGCAACGATGCGCGGCGCCGTTGCCGCGGCATTCCATGCCCGCGTCCAAAGGTCAGGGGCGATCATATCCCGACCCCATTCGGTTCCGAGCCACTGCATTGCTTGGCGCGGCGTCTTGCCGCCTAGAAGATCGCAGGGGGACTCCTTAAGGTGTCCGTCGATTTCGTCTTGCGAGCATCCGAGCGCCGCCATCATCGCCTTGAGCGGGCCGGCGAACCGAATGCGGACGAACCCATGCTCGCGCTCCAGATACTCTGCCGCCGTCGTCTTCCCCGCGCCAGCCAGACCGCATAACCCGATGATCAAGGCAGCGCCTCCATTTCCACGATAGGTTTGCCGGCGGCCTGGAAGAACTCGGCTTCCATCGCCATACCTACGCTCTCCTTCCACCCGTCCATGCGGACGGCGACCATCGCAGAAGCTGCATCCATGAACGGCTGGTTCTGCGCCATCCAAATCGCATGCGAGAGCGGGTCTATCCCGCCGACGCGGGCGATGGTGTGGGAATGGGCGATGGGCGAGAACACCCGCAAGCCGAGCCCGATCAAATGGGCCGCGTGTCGCTCCGCATCATAGGCCGCGCTGGCGAGCCCCCAACGATACCGGCTGTATGGTGTAGCGAGATAGACAAAGCTCGGGAGCCCGCGAAGATCGTCTAGGGTCATAGGGGTTTTGCCTCCATGGCATCGGCCTTTGGCACCATCGCAATGATGCGGGCGCTTGGCGGGGTTAGATGGAGCATCAGCGCTTCAGCGGCCTCGGTGGCGAGGCGCCGTCCGGCCGGTGTCTTGGCTGTGTCCACAAGCTCAATCATGGCGCGCAGCTCGGCGGCGATTTCCCATAGTCCGCCGCCGCATTCGAGACCATCATCCTCGTTCATGCCCGCCACTCCGGCCCGTTGAGGGAGACGATCGTTCGCTTGCCCGATGGATAGGTGACGATGTGAGAGTGGAACCAAGCGCCGGGCCCCTTGGTGTTGTATCCCATGTCCATCAGGCTGGAGGTTCCAGCCTGATAATATCCTTCTCGGATAACGGGATGGTGCCCGTGGGCGCCGTTGATGCGTTCAACCACGCGGGCGAATGCTGGCGCACTGCCTCTCGCTCCATTCGGGCCGATATCGGCATGCAGCCCGCATTCGACGGGCGATGTCGCTTGGCACACCTGATAGGACTGCCCGGCTCGCAAGAAGGTGAGCCCGCGCAGATTATCCGGCATTCCTGCGCGCAGCGCGTGTTCATGAATGAGGAATTCGCTGTCGCCGGACTCAGCCGCTCGCAGCGTGGCAGCGTTCAATTCGCACCAATAGGCGGCGTTGACCGGATCGCGAAACGCACTTTCGTCCTTGAGCCACTTGTGGAGGTGCTGGTTGTGGTTGGAATCCACATGGACGGTCGTGCACCACGGCCGGCGGATCGCGGCAAGGAACCGCGCCGTTTGGGCGATTTCCGGCTCTACCGCGTCCCGGCCCTCTGCGATCCGTTTGACGCGCTCGTGGGGGTCATTTCGCGTGTGATGTGAGCGGGCGGTGAAGTTGAAGCTGTCGTGAATAAACCCGTGGCGGGGGCGCAGCACGTCCAGCATGCTGCCTTCGATGTCGCACCGGCCGGTGCTGGTGTTGAACCCCCAACTGCCCATCGCGATATCTGGATCGAGGAATTCGTAATGTATGTCCCCCCAGGTTATCGCCTCAACCTCATTGCCGGTGGTCACCTTTCCAGCATGCACACAATGGTCAAGGTCTTGAAAAGAGCCATCCGCCACGGCCACGATCTGGCGGCAGAAGTGCCGGCCGGCTGGCGTGACCTCGACAATCGTCGCGCCGATTGTGTGGTGGAAGGATGCTTTCTGCCCGGAATTTCGCTGCACATAGTTGGGCTGCGTTACCACGCCCGTGGTCATGATCTGCTTACCCGGCGCACCAGGCATTACCGGGACGCAGCGAAGCGCGATCTTGGCGTGGGGGAAGACTGCCCATTTATCGCGCGTCGCGGTTTCCCAGCCGGAAAGCGGATCTGTGGCGGTGGGGAGTATATTGGCCTTGCCATACCAGACGATGCGCGGGCCAAGCTCCACGACCTCGGGACGGAGATACGGCGCGATCCGTTGATCAAACCGCCCGGCGGCGACGGAATGGTCCTCGAACAGCCCCTTCTGATAGGTGTAGCCACCCACCATGATTTCGGCGCCTAGGAAGTCCGCATAGGCCTTGAGGTTGCCCCAAAATCCTTCGTGGATCGGGGTGTCATCTTGCGCGGCGGTTAGCAGGAATCGCCGCACATCTGCATGCGCGGGGACGATCGAGGGAGATGGCGTTAGGCCGGCCGCGGCGGGCAATTTCAGCAGGCGGGAATTTTCGAGCCGGGATCGCAGCGCGGATGGGCTGATGCCGATTTCCCGCGCGGCGGCGCTTTTGTTGCCACCGTTCCGGGCCAATGCTTCATCCGCCTCTCGCGCTTTGGCTTCGTCTTTGGGCACGCCCATGGGCTACCTCTCAGGTCAGAGCGAAGGATCAATGGCCCCTAATAAACATCGCGATCTTCTGGAGGCTTTCTCCCAATGCAGCGACGGCGACCACAAGGCCGAATGCAGAAATGATCACCCACTTGATAACCGTCGCTGTTGCTGCGATATTGCGGGTCAACTCCATAGACTTTTCCAGCAACGGAACGTCTTCAGCGTCCAGGCGGGAAAGGAATGCCGCGACTGCGGGGTCCATGCTTTCCTTTGGCCCCTCAGTCATTCCGGCCTCCAGCCACAGAGCTTTTCACCGAAGCGATTGTGCGCGCGCATCTGCTCTTTGGATTGCCGGTCCTTGACCGAATATTCCGCCGACGTCGGGCGGATCGGAGTGTTGGTCTGGCACCAGACGTCCGGCCTAGGGCTGCTTACGCACCCAGCGAGCGTTATCCCGATCAAGAACATCATCGGATAGATGAGCCGTTTCATCGTCGATCCCCTTCTTTTCCTCGATCATCTTCCGCGTCGCTGCGTCTTGCTTGGCCCGCTCGCGCTCCACTGCACCAGTTGCGCCACGGTTGCGGCCTGCGAGATAGGCCAGGATCGCAGCGCCGATGGCGAGCAATACCGCCTTTACGGGTGCGGGAATGAGCGCCCAAATGGGCATCCAGAGCTGATATGTGGCTGCCAGAGCAGCGGCAGCGGCAATCGCCCACGCCCACCACGGCGTGTTGTCCAGGACGATGCCGATAAGCCAAGTCACGAAAGCACCACAGGCTTGGGCTTCCAGATGGCCGGGATCACGTAGGATCGGACCAGCCCGAACGCGACCCACCCGCCGCCGATGACGGTCAAGCCGAGCATGCCCCACCGGACATATTCGGATAGGTCTTGGTAGGGCGCGAGCGCCGCGCCGGCCTGCCGCGTAAGCTCGGAGAGCCCAATCGTTGCGGTACCGCCCACAATCTCCTTCACAGGCGCCTGCGGGACGATGGAGGCCGTTGGCAGGCTGGGCTTGGTTGTGGCAAGGCGCTGCGCGATAGCGGCCTTTGTCTGCTCTCCTGCGAGCCCATCCACCTTGAGCCCGTTTGCCTTTTGGAAAGCAGCGACGGCCGCTTTGGTGTTAGGTCCCGTGCGGCCATCGACCTTCAGCGTCGCGCCCAATTCATTGAGGTCTCGCTGGAGCTTTTCGGTCTCCGCATCGCCGGACGCAACGGACCAAGACGCATCGTCCGAACCGATCAACTTCCAGATTTTGTTGAACCAGTTGACGCGATCCTCGTACCCGTTATATCCGCCGTTGATCTTCTTGGTGATGCTGCGAATATCGTTCTTGTCGGCAAGGTCGTTGCAGTTCCCTGCCACCCATTCCGCCAGCGCCGGCTTCAGCGCGTGCTGTGCGCTCGTGACTTGATCGGGGGATACTTCGAACAGATTCCCGAGTTTGCACCGTTTGCCCATCTCCCGATGATTGGCGCGGCCCGTCGTCTGGAGGATTCCGTTGCCTCGGTATTTCCATCCGTCGCCGGGGTTGATGTTGCCGAGCTCATTGGCCTTCCGAGGGTTGCCGAGCCCATAGACCCGCTCGAACAGGGCAGGACCGTCGCCAGCGAGCTTCGCGGCTTCCGCCTTCGTAACGGCCGCCGAATGGACGTTGACGCCGAAGATCTCCATGATGCGGGAGGCGCTGTATTTTCCGCTCTCGCGTCGGATCGTGAGCCCGCCGGATTCGTGCATCACCTGCGCCAGGAAATGCGCCAAGCGCAGGGGCGTGGAAACGCCCGCCTCATCAAGCAGCGCGTCGCCGTCATCGAAGGCGGACAGGTAATCGTCGAGTGCCGATGGCGCGAGTTTGTGCACCACGTCGATTGCTCGCATGGGTCTCTCCAGAAATTGGACACAAAAAAGCCGCCCTGAGGCGGCGGGGGGAGATTTCGGTGTGAGCGCTTACTTAAACCTGTAGCTCCCGCTGATGCGTGCTGTGTGGCTATTCCCAACCGGGAACGCGCCCGCTGCGGTCTGTGCGTAATATTTGCTCACGTCCCCCGTTACGGCACCAATTATTAGCGCGCCAGATGTGTTGTTAGAACCGGATAGATTGCCATATCCAGAAATAATCGCTGTCGGCGCTGTCAGATACATAGAGCCGGATGCTGTCCCTATACCGCTACCGTCAACAACAACAGAATATGACACATCTGCGGTTGTACCCTGCAATCGATACGTACCTGTACACATGACGGACGAAAACGATCCAGTACTAGCAGCCACCGTTGGAGTAAAATTACCCCACTCCGTCCACACATTAGACCCACCAAGATGCGTTATATCATTCGGGCTTCCGTCGTACTTGATTGAATTTCCGGAGGATCCGTTAATTTCTTCAAGCGCTTTGTTGGAAAAACCGCTTACATTACTCGACGACAAACTGATATCCATCCCGCTGGTATTATCCAACACGACGGCATCGCCACTTGCGGACAGTGATTTCAGCCCGGAAATCGTTCCGCCGACACACCCCTTAAAATATAGATTATGCGATACACCGTTGCTAATTTCCCCACCGATGATGTCTGTATAGCCGCAATCCTCGAAATGCGCCTGGTATACAGGGTCTGTAGTTCTCGGGGTGGATCTGAACCCAGCCGATATCATCGTGACGCGCGATGACGATTTGGCGTATATCGCCTGCCGAAACTGCCCAATGATGTTAGTAGACTGCATAGATACGGAGTCAGCACTCAGTATCTCTATTCCACCACCTGCGCTCAAAGAACAGTCTGCTATAAAATTATAGATATTTATATTTTTGATCGCAGACCGAAGGGAGTTGTCTGCGATTGACAGAGCCCACGCGGCATTTCCACCACTCACAGCGACTCGACCCGTAATGTTGTCAATGTTTACATCTGATAGCGATGCGCTTTTGCTGTCCGCGTGCAAGTATAAGCGGACAAGTTGCGCCCATGTTGTATCGCAGGCACTATTTGAAACATTTATATGGCTTATTGGCCTATCCCATACGGGCTGAAATGGCTCTATATTTAGAGCGACAGCATCGTCCCCGCTAATCCCATGCAGACCAGAAATATCACCTCGGGTTGTTCCACCCAACAGATGTATAAAATCACATGCGGCCGCATAGGCGGGGGATTGAGACTCAATATCTATCCCCTCCCATCCACAATAGATATCTTTTATGCTAAAGTCTCTGATTTCCAACAGAGTCCGCGTCGCATAGGCGGAGTCCGTCGACCCCTTTGTGTCGAGCAACCTAAGACCGTTCGAAAGCGAAATATCGGGGCAATCAATAAACGCTAGAAACGGGCTCCCGGTATAGTGGCACGTCACCGTTGATGCGCCAGACTCCGTGGCCACCTGCGACATTGTTATTGTACTAGCACCCACATCGACGGATGCGATACGAGCGCCATCAGGTATTCCACCCCCGGAAATGGGCATGTTAACAGTGACGTGCGTCATGCTGGAGACAGACGCGATCACCGCACTCCCGGAAGTGAGCGTCCCCGTCACCGTGCGGGGCGGGGCAGATCGGACGCCTCCGGGCCCCTCGATCCTCAGCCCCCGCCGCTGATAGGCTGTATAGAGTCCGCTGTTCCATCCCCCGAACACGATCTGCGAGCAGACGCGCGCGCCCTCCTCATGTATGACACGGGTATTGTCATAAACCTGGAGGACACCCCCCGGCCCTCCAGATGTCAAAAAATACCCATTGGGTATAACGACCTCGGAACCCCTCCGGTCGGAGAGGGCCGCCTGTATTGCCTGGCTGTTATCCTGCCCCGCATTGATGTCATCCGGACCAGCGGCCGCAGCGCCGTAATTCGTGATTAGGTATTTTTGCCGGTTGAAATACCAGACTTTTCCGATGATGTCGGACTCGACATAGCGGCCCTGCCCTGGGTCGTCGGCGATGGCCGCGTCATAATCCCCGGTGCTATTATCCAACAGGACCGCCCGCCCCTCTCTGCCAAGCTCCAGTAGATAGGCGGTCGCATAGATATCTGTGTCCAGCGCGGCGAGTGCGGTGGTCGTCGCCGGATAGGCCTGCGGCACCGCCTCCAGTAGAGCGGTGTTGATTGCGGCTAATTGGTCGCCGATCTGAATGGTTTCCAGCGCGGAAACCCGCGCGGAAATGGAGTCCACATTAGGCGCAATGACCGCGACATCGGTGATGTCGCGCCACTCGATCACCTCGATTGCGGTGCGGCAGATGGATCCATACGTCTGCACAAAAGGCGCGGCGTAAATTGCGCCCGAGGGCCACGTGACGTCACCACCCGATACCCCGGATATGATCGCAGTCACCTCCTGTCGATAGGAAGCCACAACCAAATCATCGATATTGACGACAGTCGTCTGCGAGAGCGCAGTTTTTTTTGCGCGCAACCATTGGATGGCGAGCCGCACGCTGTCTCCTGCTGGGTCCACAGGGTCCACCAACCGCCAGACGACAAAGCGGGCGCGGTAGGTGTGCCCAGGCTCCAACCTATAGACCGCTGTGGTTGCAACGATTTTTGCACCATCGACATAGGCGACATCACCAGCCGCATTTGTGGTGAGAGCGGTGGGCGGAGTATCGGCCTCCGCAGAGCCTGGTAGCCCGGAGGCCCACAGCGCCGGCCGTTCACCGGGCCGGGAAAGATCCGCGATGGCAGCGAGGTTCGCATCCCCGCCGATAGCCTCCAAAGCCGCGATCCGATCCAGGATCTGCGTCGTGGATAGCGATGCAACCCATGTCCAAGAGCCGGAGCCGGAAGCCCCCAGTTTGCGATAAATCCCATTGTTCGCATCGGTCGAGTCCGCCCACACCTCACCGCCGGTATTGGCCGGATAGGCGAGGCTCGCATTCAATTGCGCGAGCGTCCCGAATACGACGTGCGTGCCGTAGGGGGCGAGGATGTTCGCGAAATTCCCGACCGGAATCCGGACGGTCTGAGATTTCCCGCCACCGAGATCCTTGTTCCCAATGACTTCGGTGACGATGGTGCTGCTTGGCAAATTGGTGCTGCGCACGCCAGAGTCGGGGCTCTGCACGCCATAATCGGGCATGTTGGGGGTACTCTCTCAGATGTGAGGAGGATCAGGCCGTGACGGTGATCAGTTTCGGAGTTCCGATATCGCCGGCCCCGGTGACGGTGACGGCGCCGAACGTGTAGCTTTCAGTCGGTGCCAGAGGCGGCGGGACGCTCATGTCCCAGGGGCTGACGATCAGCACGCCGGTGTGCAGTGGCCCCAAGTCATCCCATGTCAGGCTGGCGCCGGAGCCGTAGTAAATCTTGATGCCGGCGGCTTCGTCCATGCCGTCCGCCAGGGTCTCAAAGGTCCATTCGTAGAGCCACGTGCTGCCATTCCAGGTCGCACTGAACGTATCCACGTCCTGGATTGTCGGGTCTGTTGCGCCCACCTCGTGCGTGACTGTGGCGGAATAGGCAGAGGAGATTGCAGTCGCGCTTGTGGCCCGCGCCGAAAGGTCGATATAGTCACCCTTGGCATAGCCGGTGATATAGGCCGCGCCGTCGCCTGCGGAGATCGTGACCGGTCCGGACCAGGAGCCCGCTCCCGTGAGCCGGTGGCGGATGTCGTAGGAGACCGGAACCACGATGCCGGAGCCCGGCGCGACGCCAACCACAACCGCATCAGCACCCGCGAGGACGCCGGAAATAACGCTGGAGATGACCGGGACGCCCGGCGCGACCGTGCTCGGATCGAGTTCCGTCCCCACGCGTCCGTTCCAGGCCGGCGGGGTATCTGCATCGGTCAGTGTCTGGATCTGTGGGGCGTGATCGACATAGGTCAGTTTTGCGGTCAGATCGTCGCCAACCTCGACGCCCTTAACAATGAGCTCAAAGGTTTCCTGCGAGGCAAGACCGAAAAACGCAAGGTCTCCGGCCTCAGGCATCGCCCCGGAGCCCGTCAGGCGGATTGTCTGCGTCGTGCCCGTACCGGTATAGACGCTCCTCAGGACGGATGATCCATCCGAAAGCCGGAAGCGGCAGGCATAAGCCAGACCATCTTCCATGGTCACGAGTTCGTCCAGCTCGACGAAATCATCGACCACGAATTTGACGCGGGCCGCGATCTGCGTCCGATCGAGAACATCGTGGCTCAATTTCACAAGATCACCACGCGTGACGACGATGTGTTCGATGTCCTGATAGGCCTCATAGGTATCGGCGCGGTGCTGCAACTCGTAGAACCGGCGCCGCGCCTCTTTCCAAATCAGGTCCGGATTGGTGATGCCGGGAAGTGAAAGCTCTTCGGTCACCTGCGGATCGCCCACAAATCCGGGCCGCGGGACAACGCGCTCGGCATCCACATACCCGGCGGTTTCGTCCTTGAATTTCACCCGGAAGGCATCCGGGAGCCGAACGAAGGACCGGCTGCCCTTGAACCCCCAGGAGTTGCGTGGGGACACGTGGCCCCACACGATGTCCTGGATCTGATCGACCACGACGCCCCATTTGGAGCCCCGGTCATGCGGAGAGGCGCGGCCGGCGGCGGCGATATCCGCCAGCACATCGCCCACTGAGGCCTCGTAATCGTGCACGCGGTCGTAGGTCAGACCCTTTGACACGCAGAATTCGTGCCAGTCCTCAAGCGCATCCATTTCCGATGCCGAAAAGGGATAGGCGATGGCGTTGCCCGTGAGGACGTAGCGAAAATGAGCGGCTGGGTTGCGCGTCTCTAGCGTCACCCACGTCTGCGTTCCGGTGTCCCAATCGGGCAGGATCGACGCCGCTTCTGCATTGAACGAATCCAGCATTCCGTTGAGCTGGTCGGTGCCCTTGATGCGGACGGAGGCGAGCGCCATGGGCTTGTCGAAATTGAGCGGATATTCCGGGCGATAGGACCGCAGCGCCGTCCAATCCGAGCGGCCCGTCGCCTGGAGGATTGTCGTCGTGTCGAAGTCGATCGTCTGCCGCGCGACCTCCACCTCGTATTGTCCACGCGTGGCAAAAGCCCAGCGATAGGACCGGGAGAAGGGCTGCTGGGCAATGCCGACAACCACCATGGGCGGCTCGGTTGTCCACGCGCCGTCACTGCCGGCTGGCCGGTGGCGAATGCCGATCTGCACGACGGCCGGGATCTTGGCGCCGCTCTTCTGGACCGCGAAAAGACCCTGAGTAAACCCGACGTCGATGGAACATCCGGTCACATCAGATGCAGTAAAGCGGCTGTATGGCGCGCTATCCGCGCGGACGTTGATCGATAGCGCTTCCTCGATCACCTGCTGAGGGTAAAGGTTCAGTGGCGCATCACTCGGGTATCCCTCCCGCACCTCCATTTCAACTCCCACGAATTCCTCAATCGGGGTATCGCCGATCTTGAAATTGCGCAGCGCGAGCGGGCCGTATCCGAACAGAAACGACGCGATGACGTAGCGGTCATTGCCGATCACCTCGGTGTAAGGTGTGGCGGCATAGACGGGGGCATAGCGCATTTCCCCAAGTAGGCGGGGGACAACGCCATCGGGGTTGGCGACGTTCTTCAGCCCCTGGATCGAATAGGTTGGGCTGCTGGGAGTGTTGTCGATGCTGTCCTGGCGGACCGGCACGAGGGAGTTGATCAGGATGTTGCCGGCGATAGCGGTTCCGGCGGCGGCGACCGACGCACCCAACGTTCCAGCTTGGAACCCAGCCCCGAGCACGCCCCCAAGCGCGCCGCCGGAAACGGCCGCGGCCGCAACCACCACCGCAATCATGAGGGCGCTGCGCAGGAGTCCGTCATCTCCGGGGATCAGGCGCACGATCACCTGCGCCCCCTCCCGCGGCCGGATTCGGTGCCAGACAGCCGGCTCGATCACATGCTCGCCGATGGTCACACGCACGGCGGCGCGGCGTGCCTCATCAGGCACAGCAATCGCAACAATCTCGCCAATGGTGGCGCCGGCCGGAACGCACAGCGGCACGCGCTGCGCAGGATCCAAGCCAGGAAGAAGAGTTACCGACATTGCGATGTATGCCTGTAAAATCCGAGGAGGCGGGGCCGCCAGCGGCCATCGCGGTAGGATTCAATCCGGCTCTCGATCCCAGAGGAGACGTGGAGCATCAGCCCCTTGCGGACTACCAGTCCGACATGCAGCGGCTCGCCCATCGCCCGGAACATGGCGACATCGAATTCCTGTTCGTCAGTGACCGCGCGCCAGTCCGCTCCGCCGCTGGCCTCGTGCATGATGGCGGCGATTTCCCGCCGCTCCGCCACGCTGGCATAGCGCTCCGTGTAGCTGGGCAGCGCGACGCCGTGGACCTCCTCAAAGACCAGGCGCACAAGCCCCCAGCAATCGAGCCCGCTGCGATCGCGGCCCTGCCCATGGAAAGGCAGGCCGATAAAGGCCGCACTCCAATGCGCCACAGGCATCTCCATGGACAATGTGATGTGAGGTTGCGTAAGGTCGCCGCTCGCGACTGGGGGGGCCGACATGCCGAAACGCGTTATGATTTTAGTGTTGGCCCTTGGGCTGTCGGCGTGTGCCTATTCACCTAGGTCATCTGCCCCAATCGCATCCCTTACCTCACCACAAGGGGTAGATGATGAAGCGAGATGCATTATCCAAAAGTTGAACGCATTGCCTGGGAATAGCATCGGCAGGATGGCGCCGGTAACACACGCGCTTTCAACTACCGATCCTGTAAGGGTCTATGAAATAGCCCCGCAACAAACGCTCGTGTCCGGCGGCGAACTCTATTTCGTTCGGTTAACTAAAGAGGATGGCGGAACCCGCGTCGAGTTGTTTGCCCCCGTTGGGGCGGCAGATATCACATCTGCCGTCAAGTCTTGTCCTTAAGAAAATATATTTCTCAAAGGCAGATCGCCGGGGAATGATGTTATGCGCGCCAAGTGGATTATACCGCTCGCATGGATGATACTTGTTACCGCAGCTCATTCAGAGCCAGACATGATAAGTAGCACGACAACTCCTAAGATATTGTCGGCGTTCCGCGGTTACGCTTTAAGGCGCGATTACAATTGCCCCGTGGCAAAAGTCGTCGCACATTACCCGCCTGACGAGTACGGCGACGTATTTCGCCTTTTCTGTAAGACAAACCCGGAAACAGATGACGTTCTGGATTTCCGCATTACGATCACACCTAAGGGGAACTACATCGTTCGAAAGTGGTGAATATAGTTTCGGTCAGCCATTCTTGTATGCTCCCGCCATCGGGTGGCTCATTCGGGCATGAAAAAGCCGCCCGAAGGCGGCTTTGGTTGGTGTGAATGGTATCAGAAGTGGACACTAAAAAGGCGGCTATGAAGCCGCCTTAAAGTTAGTCCTATACCCCTACTCCGCCGCACGCATCGGCGGATGATCCAAGGGTAATTCAGGCGGCCCGACTGCTGGCATGAGGTCATTGTTTTCCTCAATCCGCAGCATCCGCACATCGCTAACAGCGGCAGCGAACCAAGGGCATGTCTTTGATACGTCTTGCACAGCCAGGACGCACCTTACCGGGTCCACATTCTCGTCACCGAAATAGACGCTACCCTGCTGCCGCGTGAAGCCGTGTCGCGCCAGGACCCGTCCGATGTCCGCGTAGCCGTTCTCCCACGAATCGTTGTGGTACATATTCTTCAGCGTCTCTGTGTCCAGATCAAAACAGATTGCGTACACGCGCTTCCCCCACACCGGACGGTTGGAAATGTAGCGCGGCTCAGCATTGATGTCTGGACGATTGGCCATAAATGGCCTTCGTTTCGCCCGCGTTTTCATTGCGATCCCCATCGCCGTTTGATGCAGGAGAACGCGAAATAACAGCGCGGTCAAGGCGACATGGTGTCAAATGGTACCATTGTGAGAATGATCGGCGCGATAGGGCCGCCACCGTTTCCGCTGGCGAGCCCCCGTTTCCTGTGGCCGGCTCGATTTTGAACGGCTCAAAATTAATGACTTAACCTGACTGGGGGGCAGGTTATTGTGGGATTTTCCCACGATAACCTCTAAATGTTCAATGAATTCAACGGACGCAGGCAAGCGCTGCCATTGCGCCGGCGCCTTTGATAATGTGCCCCTCAGCCATATTATGCATGTCGGCCACAGCAGCGATGAAGTCGGTACCCTCTCCACCGCGCTCGGAGGCGATCAGAGCGTTGTGAGAAATTCCCACAACGCTCATGAGGTGATCAATCTGGGAATTTCCCAGGATGAAATGGATGATCCCTGATCAGGCTCCTCAGGCGCCGATCGGATTCGATGCCACCAGCACCGGACGCGGGCGCGCCACGCGTACTTCCGTCACCTTGCCAAGAATGACGCAGGTGCGTTCAACGGGCATCGGTTGTTTCCTGCCCGGCACATATTCGGGGAGCGGAGAGGTCAGCGCCCCACGGGCGCCGAGCATAAATTTGGCATTGCCCCGGCGGTCTGGGGTATCCACACAGACCGCCCCCACGCTCGTCACCACGACGGCAGGTCCGCCGTCTTCGACCGCGATATCCGATGTGTCGAACATCACGAGCTTTCCATCAAGAATGATGACCCCGGTTCCTTCCGCCATATCCTGTGGCAGGTAGCGTTCGGCGGCGATGCGGGAGAGCGCAAGGCGGCCCTGCCCTTTCCTCTCCGCGATCTTCATCTCGACAGCCGCCTTGCCGCCATTTTTCAAATAGGCATCGGCCCGGTCGGGATCGAACAACCGATAATAGGCCATGCCGCTGTGCCCATTTCCCTCGACGCGGCAGCCAGCCTGCTCCAGGCGGTTGCCGAACCACTTGGCGAGGTTCTTCGGCGCATCGGTAAAGCCGGCGGCGCAGAGGATTTCACCCGCCGACTTGCCGGGGCGGTATACGCCGGGGACGCCGGGCGACACGATCGTGGTCAGCGCGTTGACGGCACGCACAAGCGTGGCGATGTCCCTGCCCTGCTCCGTGACCTTGTGGGACAGCTGGCGGGCGATACCGTCCGTGCGGCGGATTTCCTCCAGCACGTCGGGCGCGAGAGAGGCGATCTGCTCCACCATGAAATAGCGGTCGATCATCTCGCCCTGGACCTCCCAAGCGCGGTCGTCGCTCATGGGCTTGACCAGCTTCAAGTAGCCCCGGCGGGTGACTAGGGTTCCGCTCGGGGCTTGGGCGCCAAAGGGCCATGTGATCTCGGTAGGCCAAACCTTCCGAGATACCTGGACGAAATCCTCCCCCTCGACGAACCGCGCCCGGTTGCGCGCATAGGTGTCTTTTGCCGTCCCATCCGGCCGCTTGTGGATTTCGTCCACCATGGCAAACGTGACAACGGGGTCGCCCTTATAGAGCACCTGCTGGACGTCGGTGCCGGCGATGGAGACCATGAGTGGCTTGCTATTCATCACGCGTCCTCCCTCACCTTGGCAGCGACGCCGCCGGTCAGAACCGGAAGATTCGGGTTGGCCTTCACCAGCGCCGGGCTGGACGGTGGCGTGATGAGAAGGCCCTTCAACAGCATGACGCCGAAAGTGGCGGCATCTTCGGGGCGGCGGCGAGATGTGGTAGGCTGGTTCTTAGCCTGGTCCATGGAAGCACTCCTTCCGTAGGCTGGTTAGGGCCGTAGCGGGAGTACCAGTCCCGTTGCGGCCCGACGTTTATTTTGGTACCAGAGTTATTATGAACCGTCAAGAAACTCTGCAACCAAAGAAACGACGCGGACCAAAGCCCACCGGGATCGGGGTCCCGGTGCAGGTTCGGCTTTCCACTGACCTTCTCACATCCCTCGACACATGGATCGCCTCTCAGCCGGAACCGCGCCCGTCGCGCCCCGCCGCTATCCGCGGGTTCGTTGAGGCCGGACTGGGGTTGCTCCGCAAGGATTAAGCCGCTTACCGATGCAGGCCCGGAAACCGCGCCATCGTCATCCGATCACAGGGCCACGGCTCCGAGGCGACGGGCTCTCGTGAGATTTCCATGGAGATCTGCCCCGCGTCGTAATCCACGCGCCCGCCGTTCAGCCCGGTAAATTCCACCTCAACCGCATCGGGACTTGAGGCCATCACGACATAGAGACTCACGGTCGCGACTTTGAACGGGGACATGCTCCGCAGCACCGCAACTTGGTCCTGGTCCACGTTCTCAAATACGATGGTGGTGCGAGGGGGCGAACCCTCCTGATCGTCCGGAAGGTTTGCGCTCATCAGCGCGAACTGATAGGTGTTCCCGTTGCTGACCGTCCCAAACGTCAAGGGTTCAATGGACAGCGTTTCCGTGTAATCTGCGGAGAGCCGGACAGGTTCAGGCAAGTCCTCGTGCTCGATCACCACCAGGGTGATGGGCGTTGCCCCGGTGGCCGGCTTGTTCATTTCCTTGCGGGCGGCAAGCGAGATGTTCCGGCTCATGGCATCACCATCAAGTCAAAAGACACGCGGAAGCGATAGGGGTCTCTGTCGATGGCATTCGGCGTCGGCACGCTGTCTCCGAATTTAACCAGCCACCACGATGTGGTCAGGATCGGGTGCCCGTCCGCGTCCAGCAGAGAAAACCCACCATCGGTGAGAATGCCCTGGCCATCCCCCGTCTGCGCGGGGATGAAGAATGGCAGCGTCCCGCCGTCCGTCTCTTCGTTCCAAAACCGTTCCAGCCGGAACTTTTCGTCCATCGTCACAACGATGCCGGCGGCAACTTGCTTGATGCCAATGCCCCGGCGGCGGGTTTTGGATGGTCCCTTCTCCATCGGCCGGGACAAGCGTCCATCCGGGAGACTTTCGGAATACCCATCCCGCAACACGCGCTGCGGCAGATCGGCGGGCCAATAAGGGATGCTCATCGGCGCGCCGTCCTGACATTGGCCCCATACTGAGAGCGCAAGACCCTCTGCGGTTCAGATCCGGTGCGGGAGAGCGTGCGGGCCACCTGCTTCTCCAGGTAGATGTCCACCCGCTGCCCGTCCTCGGACGTTTCCGTGCGCGTCTCCGCAGGGGCGCCATAGATGTTGATCAGCGGGGCGGCGGGGGCGTTGGAGTTCGATGCCGCCGGGGCTCTCGCGAACGTCCCGACATAGCCGCCGGCCGCAAACCCCGGCATCTTGCCGCTGTTAATCGCGTCCAGCACCGGCTTATGCCGGCGCGTCGCTGCGGCATTCACCACATATTCGCCGTTGGACACGTGGGCGAGGATGCTGTCAGATGTCCCGGTTCCAGGGCCAACGATCTGCCCGCCGCCGGCAAATCCAAACGTTGCGCCGGTCGTCGCGCCAACCGTACCCACACCTCCTAGGCCGGAGAACAGGGAAGACAACAGCCCCCCAATCCCGCCGCCCCCGCTCGATCCGGCGCCGCTGCCAGCCTTCCCGACATTGAACAGGGAGTCGACCAATTCTCCTTCCAACTTCGAGACGATCTTATCGACGACATTGCTGACGGCATTGCCGAACGCCTGCATGACGCTCTGCCCGCTCTGCAAGCCCTGGCGGAAGTCGGAGAGGAATCCCTTAGTCGCGTCCTTGGCGAAGTCGAACGCTTCCTTCACCTTTTTCGCAGCGGTTTCGACTTCGGCCATGGTGGCGGCCTTGGCCATCAGTTCGGCGCGCTGGGCTGCGGACAGGGTGATGTCGGCTTGCTGCGCCTGGTTCAACAGATCCTGCTCATAGCGCAGTCGCGACGCGGCCTCTTCGGTCAACCCGAGCCCCGCGGCTTCTGCCTGGAGGGAGGCTATGCGGCGATCTGCACCGGCGATGATGCCCGCATACTTGTCCTTGGCGGTGCGGCCGGACTTCTTGTCGGCGTCATCCACCTCAAGCTGCCCCTTGGCGAGTTTCTTTAGCTCCGACGCAGCGTCGGATGCGCTGGACGCGGCAGCAGACGTAAGGCCACCAATGTAATTCCTAGAAAGGTCTTCCTGCTGCCCCTTCGCGCGCAGGGCGCCCGCTTTATCCGCCGCAGCAGCATACGGGTTATCCAAACGGCGAAAGCTGACGGAGCCCACCTCCGGGAGCGTCGGAGCGCCGATCTTCTCCAAACCGGTATTCGCGGTGCGGATGAAGGCGTTTAGGAGTTCGCCCCCCTTGTTTATCATGGTCTCCATGGCGCTGAGAACAGCATTCGCCGTTCCGATTGCCGCAGCCCCCATGATGGTCGGGAAGGTATTCCAAAGGAACTTGATATCGTTGAAGGCCGCGACGAATGCGCCTATGATGTAATTCACTCCGCGCTTGACTTCTGCGACGATATCCACGCCAAAAATCTTGGCGAGTTCCTTTTGGAACACAGCCGCAGCGGTGACCGCCACAGCCACGCCAGCCACAAAGGCTAGTGCGGGATTCGCCGCAGCCATGGCGATGGCCGCGGCACCGGCTGCGAGCGCCAGGCGGGCCATCAGCGCGACGAGTTGCACCGCGCCAGCGATGATCTGCGGGGCGAACATCACCGCAAGCGCCGCGCCCGCCACCGCGGCATAAGGCGCGATCTTCACGATGACAGATGCGAGTGCGTTCAGGACAGCCGCGCCAACCTTCGCCCACTCGATCATCTGAAGGCCAGCAGCAGCAAGCGCTACAAGCGTTATGATCAGAAGGCTCAAGGGCGAGAATATGGACACGAACGCCTGCCCAAGCGCCTGTACGGCGCCGGCCGCACCAAGCGGCCCCAGCACAGCGGAAATCTGCGTACCCTGCTGTAGCGCGATCTGAAGCGGGTTCATGGACATTGCGGCCGTTACGCCGATATCTTGGAACTGCGCTGCGAGGTTCGCTGTGGGCAGATACGCCGCTTTCTGGACCTTGGCATTGTCGTTCACGGCGCCGGCAAGGCGCGCGCTGGCGTTCGCAGCCCGTGTTGCGGCGGATGCCTGTTCGTCATAGGCGCGGGATGCGGCCGCAGCGGCATTGGAGGCCCCGCCAGCAGATTTTCCCGCGGCAGCATAGGCGGATTCGAGCGCGCTCGCGGCGCCCTCCGCCTTCTTCGCCGATGTCGAAAGCTTGTCGAGAGAGCGCGCGCCCTTTTCGACGTCTGCGCTATCGATCGCGAGCCCAAGCGTGGCAATGTCAGCCATTATTTCCCTGCCTCCCGCTTGGATTGCGCGTCGAGTTCGATGGAAAGCGCGCCTCGGAATGATGCGTCCATCGCGAAGATGATCATTGCCTCGTCTCGGGTGATGATTTCACCAGAAACGGCGCACCAAGACGCCAAATAGTCCGGGCTGATTGGAGCGCATCCATTGATTGAGTCGGGCCGGCCCATGGAAAGGCGGTAGAACCATTCAAGGATGTGTTCGCCATATTCTGGCGTGGCATCTGGCGGATTGAGTTCGGGGCTTCCGAACTTGATGTTGCGCTGCCGACGCGTCTCGCCCTTGCTATCCGGCGTGTCGTAGCGCGCCTTTTCTGCGACGAAAGCGCTTAGTCTTTCGCCGAGCCGGTCGAAAAATTTGCGAGGTTGTTCGTCGCCTCGCTCACCTGCGCGTAGATCCAGTCTTCCGCTTCCAGGATTTCAGCCGCCTTCTTGAGCGAATATTCGGGCGCTTCGCCCTTGTAGCTGTTCCCGCCCCAATCCCATGATGCGATGGAGGCCGCGACCTTCTCGACCTCATGCTTGATCAGGGTGTCCCCCTTGACCAGCTTCCCCCTCTGAGACCGCTCCGTGCGTTCGTCAAGATGCTTGCGCACGATCTTCTTCACTTCGTCGGACGATGCCGAGCGCAGATTGAAGACGATGCCGAGCGGGGCTTCCGTCGTGGGGTGCTTCAGATGAAGCGGGAACAGCGACTCGTGGCTGAAAAGAGATGCGATATCCATGCCGGGCCTCACGGAATCACGGCGGGATCGACGACGACATCACGCTGGTTCATGGCGAGCGTGAACTGTTCGAGGATGAAGTCCTCAACCCCACCGCCGGGCTTGCGCGGGCCGGTCACGAGGCCGCAATTGTACATGATGGTGTTGGTGTAGCTCGCGCTGGGAGCGTCGGCATATTCCACCTTGAACGCATAGTCATAGCCGGTCAGGGCCGCCGCGCGCATCGCCGTCTGTCCGGCGTCGTCGTAGACCCGTGCGACCTCGATGGTCCAATCGCCGCCGTTCGTCACACCCTTGCCCTTCTGCGAGACGTCGGTGTCGAGGGTATCGTAGTTCACGATGTTGGTATCGGTGCCCATGTCGCTGATCTGCCCAACCTTCTTCACCTGGACCCACGTCAGGGCGGCGAAGGCGGCGGCGTCGAGAGGAAGGGCCGTCTGCGGCGCGGTGCAGACATAGAGCTTTGCTCCCGCCTGCGTGTCGGGTTTTCCAACCATTGGTGTCTCCTGGGATTTAGACGAATGCTTGCCAGCGCACCGTTACTGGCGTGCGCAGGTATGGAGGGTCTTGGAGCGGAGCCGAGACCGAAGGCTTATCGGGGACGCGAACCTTGAATGAGGCGCCGTAGAGCGTGGTGCCCTTGGCGAAATGGGCCACGATCTTCCCCGCCAGATCCAGCGGGGCAGAGCCGCCGCGGGCGCGACCCGAAACCAGGGTGATTTGAATCAAGCCCCGATGCAGAGTCTCGTCATCATTGGCGAGATACAGATCCACGTTGGTGTTCGGCAGATATGCGATTTCCAGCCAGTCCCCCGATGCGGGAGGTGTGAAGTCCACGTTCGGATAGGCGACCGGGAGCGCCGGGGTGTTTGTGAAGCTGGCCACCCGCGCCATGAGAAGGTCGTGGATTAGCGCTTCCGCGAATGTCGGCATGCCGCTATCCTGTTCCGATGCAGTTGAGCGATGACGAAGCACACAACCGGCTTGTTGCGGCGCGTGAGGCGTTGGGAGACGATGCCGGGGCATCCGTCCCCGCTAACACCGCGTTGGAGGCCGCCAGGAAGACCCTGGTGCTGCTACAGGTTGCGCTCGTTGCGGCTATGGAGCGCGCCGGCTCTTCAGGCGAGCCACCACAGCGTTGACGATCTGCGGCCATTTCTGCGCGGCCAACCCAACGAACTGCCGCGGCGCGCGGCCCCTCGATCCGTAATTGACGTGGCCGGCATAATTGGCGCCATAGCTCGCAGTGATCGTGTCCCCTAGCGCCGCCCCTGCAATCACAAGGTCGGTTGCCGGGGCAGTGAATGAGCCGCCTGGGTTCGCGCGATCGAGCGGCACGGCCGGGGTATTGATCCCTACCTGCAAGGAGGCCCGGAGGAACCCCGTATCCACCGGCATGTTCCCGCCTGCTCCTACAGGCTTCTGCATCTCCGAGATGACGTCAGATGCGCTTTCACGGAAGACCGCCATCAAGCGCTGGTCCGTCTCCCTCGTCCATGCGTCGACTTGAGCCGCGAACGAAAGCCGGTTCACAGCCATCAAAGCACCTCGGCTAGGAAATCCATCTTGACGTCCACGTGGCAGCGGCAAGCCACGATCTCACGGGCCGGCGCGTTCGGATCGCCCGGATATCGCAGGCGAGCACCCGAAGGGCTCACGAAGATGCCTCGAAACGGAACCTTCTGCCCGTTCAGCACCGTGTGTGTGTGGCGCACCTTGTTGTCGCCGGCCGAACGCCAAATCTTCGTGACGACGCGTTCTTCGACCTGCCCTTTGGCAATTGCTTGGGACCACGCCTCGTCCTGCGCCTGGTGTAATGACGTCATCGCTTCCGTGCGGCCAATGGTTTCGGCGCGATAGAGGACGGCACGGTTTTTGTATGTCTGCACCATCTTGTCGATGGACGCGGCGGGGATCGGTTCCCCGTTGCGGATTGCTTTTTCCACAGAGCGGTCAAAGCGCTTGTCCCGCAGGCTCATGCCGAGGGCTTCGCGCATCTGCACCGGATCGCCGGAGCGCAGCCGCTCGGAATAGGATCGAACCCATTCCTCTTGGGAGGACGTCAGCCCGATAAGCCCGCCCTCGCGCCGGCCGGTGGCCTTGTTGATCTTCCCCGCGATGTCCAGCGCCACGGTGCGCGGGTTCTGCCCCGCTTCCATCCCCGCAGTCAGGCGCTGGCGCAGCATGGTGCGCGTGTCTTCAACTATCTCCGTGACGCGCTGCGCGCTATGATCCGAGAGCCACGCTTCGGCCGCAGGATTGCGCACGTCGAACAGCACCTTCAGGACGTGGCCGCTCGCCTCTCGCAATGCCGGGATGGTGCCCGCGGCATTCGCCCCCCCGGCCTCAAACGCCTGGGCAAGCGAGGCGTCCAATCCCCGCAACGATGCCGGATCGAGGTTCACGGCCCGAATGGCCCCGTCCACGTCCCCGCGCTCCAGCATGGTCACGAGCAATTCAACCTGCACGCGGTCCCGCATGGCATAGACCGCGTCGAGAAAGGCGCGGCGCAATTGAGGCGTCCAGTCCTCTATCAACTGGTCTATCGAGCGATTGGACGCCATCACTTCAAGCCAGTGGCAATGCCGCGTGTATCGGCATAAGCTTTGCAAAGCTCCATGACGATGTTCTGCATCGCATAGGCCTCAAATTCATGAGATGGGCGGTCTTCACCGATGTCGTTTTTGATCGCCTGCCAGACGTGAGCCGCTTCATGGGTCACGAGTCCAAGCACGCCGATTGGATCATCCTTGTGGTCGATCCGCTCCGAAATGGTCACGATGACGCAAAGCTTGCCGGCCTTGGTGTTTTCGAATGTCGTGCATCGTCCGTCAGACGTTGGATACGGTTCGGCAGCACCGAGGCGCTTCATTTCCTTTTTCCAAGCCCGCTTCGAAGGGCAGAACCCGAAATAGGTCGGAAGCCAACCGCGATCACACCACACCACCTCGTGCTTCACACGCGCCCCCTGCACATCCAAACCGCCGTCGCTGGATCGGTCGTGACTGCGGGCTGAGATCCGCCGTCAGAAACCAGCGTCAACGTCGCGCCCTGGATCGTGATTCGGTCCCCCTCCATCGGCGTCACAGAGAGCGTTGACGCCAGAATGAGGATCTTGCGGTCTGCGCCCGCCACAAGCCCGCCCGCCCGCTGATAGCTGCTCCAGGCGTCATTGAGGCCCTTGCAGGCATATTCCGTTGTGGTGATCGTTCCAGGCGTCCAGGCGTTCGCGCCGGCAGCGGCAACATCGCGCGCAAGAACAGCGTCGAAGAACACCCCAGAAAGCGCATTGCCGATTGTCTTTGGGAGCGCAAGAAGGGGCGATGCCATCAGCCCCTCACTGCCCGGCCCGAATAGGGCGATTGAGCCACAAGGAGCGAGCCCAACACGTTGTCGATGGTCGTGAACAAGGTTCCGGCAATCGAGTTCGCACCGTATTCGATCTCGACCGATCCCGCCTGGATGCGCTTGATCGCTCCACCACGTTCCAGATCGGGCGCGAGGATGCCCGGTTCCGTCAATTCCCGTTGCGCAGCCTCACACGTCGCTGCAACGATCTCAGTCGGCACAGCATCATGAGCCACAACCCAGCCCGCGGCATCGCACGCGTCTGTGCGCGGCCACTCCAAAGCCTGTAGGCGATTCCGCCGACGCAAGCCAGGGAAGCGGCTGCGATACTGCGCATCCACCCACATGGTGGCGCGGCGAACGGCCTTCTCCCGGTCCTCGATCACGAATTGCGCATCAAGGGGATAGCGCGCCGCGAAATAGGCGTCGAAGCCGGCCACTGACACATAGGCGTCGGCGTTTGCCAGTCCTGCGCCCGTCTCGACGGTCAGAGCCATGATCAGCCCTCAGCCCGTCGCGCGACCTCGGCCGCAATCACAGCGTCTGCCGCATCGACCGGCTTCTGGCCATCGGCAAGCGCAAGCACGACACCGCTTCCGGTCAGCTTCTCGGCAAGCGCCACGCGCTGCTTCCAGTGGAGCGACTGCCAGTCGGCGGGGATGTCGATCATGGGCGGCCCGCCCGAGACAGCCTCGGCAGGCTTACCGGTCACCAGGTCGAACAGCGTGTGAATGGCGGCGTCGAAGTCCGCCGCCGGGATGTTCTTGTAGCCGGCACGGACATTCTCCTGACAAACGACGCTGATGGTCTTCGCGGGTTCCATATGGGGGCCTCTCATCAGGCTGGAGTTGTTGCAGCGCGGTCCACAGACCAACCGCGTTCATAAATTCTCTTTCGCAACACTGCGACGGCAAGTCCGGTCAATGCGGATAGCTCGGCAATCGTCAGTAACTTGCCTTGATATTCAACGCGCTTCAGAACCCGTGGCTGGGGCTGCGGCGCTTTCACGTGATTGCCCCATCGGGCAGCGCGGCCACGCGCAACGGCATCTATGCGGCTGATGACCGGGTCAGTAAGCGCACGCTCAACCGACCATCCCTCTTTTTCGATACGGGTCCAAAGCGTACCGAGCGACATACCGAGATCAGCAGCCCAGTCGGTCATGGACTGGCTTTTGCCGTTGAACTCAAGGATGCGCCCAGTTCGGCGGTTATTCGTGTTCTTCTGACGTGTTGCCCATCGAACGTTGCCCGGCTCATAGTTGCCGTCGTTGTCGATGCGGTCTATCTCCAGGCCCGGCTGATACCCAGGCGGCAACTCAGCAACGAACGTTGAAATGTCGCGCCATCGATCGGAAACAGAAATGCCGCGCCCGCCATAGTCTGGGTACGACTTGCAGTCTGGATTATAGCAGCGGTCCATCATGTTCCGCCAGCGATGGTAGTGACCGGACTTGGTTAGCCCGTGGGTTCTTATCCGTTCTCTCTGGACGCACCCGCAGGCAACAGCCGCCCCCTTTATCAGACTATCAAACCGGACAGCCCGAAGTGGTGACCCGCAATCGCACTGGCATACCGCCTTGTATCGGTATGTCCCAGGGGACTGACCAACCGCTATAACTAGCAGTCGCCCAAATCTGTCCCCCGGGACCACCGCTTTCGCGCTTGTTGGAACTAGCCCAAATTTATCAAGCATTCCATGGCTCCAGATGGTTTTTCATCTGTAGCCAATAAAAGCTATTATTGCTAGTTCAATATTTAACCAGCCTTCACCCCAACAGGATGGCAGCGTGTTCACTTTTCACGCCCGCCACACCCCACGCGAGACCAACCTCGATCTTCACGCGGCGATACTGCCGATACATCGCGACCTGGAACACAAGGCCCGAAATGGGGTCCTGGATGTTCATCACGTCGTCCGCATCGTCACCGCCCTCGGGCATCGCAGGAGTGCGCGCGGCAAGGACGAACGCATTGGCCGTGAATCCGATGTTCGGGGTGTAGCTGTTGCCAATAGCCACGGCGTCATTATCGGCGGCGGCAATCAGCAGACCGGGGTTGCCGATCACGATATCGCCGGAGGTCGCCACGAGCCCCGTGTTGACCACGTACTTGTTGGAGGAATCCGAGGCGTGGGTGACGATATCGCCCGCCTTGATCCCGGTCGTATTCACCATGATCGTGTCGAGCGTCAGGGTCGTCTGTCCGATCGCTTCGGCGCCATTGATGAGCTGACCGGAGGCGGCGCCATTCACGTGCTGAACGAGGCCCGCCGAGTAGCCCATGGTGAAGCCCTGCAGCTGGCGCATCTGGCGCTGGCGAAGCATGGCACCGGCATCGCCCGATTCATTCACCTTGAACAGTTCGGAGTGCTTGCCTTCGAGCTTGGCGCGCGCTGCCGAATTGAGGATCATGACGCGGCCAGTCGCCGGGGCACCGTTGTCGTCGAGGATGCGGTTGATCTCGGAGAGGTCAGACAGATCCCCCGCCGTGGCGAAGGGCGTGGTTCCCGCGGTGCCGTAGGCGCGGGCCGCGCGGGTCTTGGCCATGGCCGCGAGGTCCGTTTCCACGGCATTGGCGATGGTGCGAAAAGCCTGCGCGAACTGATCGGCCAGGATGGTATTGTACTGGCCGAACTGGCTGACGGAAAGCTGTTCCTCGCCGGTCCAGCGGATCGCCGCCGCCTTGGATTTGGTGATCGTCACATCGGCATAACCGATGGTCTGATCGCCGCTGTCCGCGGGCGTGGCGCCGGGCGTGATGTCTTCGAGCACAGTCGCCGGGACGATGGGCGAGCGCACAGTCTGCCCAACGGCGCCGGCCTCGGCGCGCACGTCACGGTTGACGTTCGGGATGAACCCGATCTGTTCGCGAGAAACGACGTCGAGAGCGGTATAGATGGTCGGCACGAGGCCGGTCAGGGTATTGCTCATGTTGCTGTTTTCCTTTAAGATGATGGGGTTCGGCTATCCAGCCGACATGCGCCAACCCACCATCCGGTGCTTGGCAATTTTGGGAGGCGCTTGCTTGTGACGATGAGGATCTGTTCAGTCGCCGACTGCGGGCGCAGCGCCGAAAGGAAATCCAGCGGCAAGCGTGGATTTTGCTCGATGCACTACAGCCGGTTCTTGAAGCACGGCGACCCTTTGCGGGTGGACCGCACCCCTAGCCCGGCGAAAGACTGGATTGCGGCGCATGTGTCGCACTCCAGCAATGACTGCCTGCCTTGGCCATTCGCTGCAGGACCAGACGGCTACGGGCGGGTTCACCGAAAAAATTCAGGTCCGATCACAACGGCGTCCCACATGATGTGCGAGGCAGCACATGGGCCTAGGCCATCAGAAAGGCATGAAGCTGCCCATTCATGCGGCAGAGGCAACATTGGTTGTGTCAACCCCACCCACCTTTATTGGGCTACGCCACGGCAAAACCAGATGGATAGAGTTTCTCACGGAACATCGAACAGAGGCTCACAACAGCACTTGGCGAAGCTTACCGATGAGGACGTCAGAAGCATTCGCGCTTTGGCGGGCACAAAGCGCGTCTTTGAGATCGCAGCCCTGTTCGGGTTGCACCCTTCAACAGTGAGCCAGATCATCGCGCGGAAAAGATGGGCTTGGCTCGTGTGATCGGGCCATCCGGCCCTCTCGCCTACCCCCATCCAGGGGCCGGCCTTCAGTCAGTGAGCGTGAAACCGTCCTTGGTGATCTTGGTCATCTGTTCACCAGGGGGGAGCTTCGCGAATTCCCCGCGGGTGATCGTCTTTGCGCCGGATGCACCGCCGGTGCCGGGCTTCTGCCCGCCGCCACTCGCGCCGCTGCCCTTCAGGATAGCGTCCCGATGGGCATATCCGCCGATGATGGTTTCCAGCGCCTCGTCGAAGTCTGCGAGTTCGCCGGGCTTGGACAGGGAATAGATCTGGTTTCCCGCCGCGTCGTAGGCGACAGTCTTGCCGTCCTCGACCTTGAAGCGGGAGCCGAACTGCGCCTGAAGAAGATCGGCCGGAATGGCGACCTTTTCAGCGATGAACTTGGATCGGCTGAACGCGCCGCCGATCTTCTCGCCGTAGAGGTCTTGCTTCAGCCTGTCGCGCTCGGCTTCCAGCGCCTTGAGTTGTTCGGCGCTTGCCTTGGCGTTGGCGGCCACCTGGTCTTGAGCCGCCTTGGCGGCGGCTGCTTTGACCTCTTCCATTTTGCCGGCCGTCACGAGTTCTCCGGCCTGGAGGTTCTCGACGGTTTTCAGCGCCTTTCGGGCGGCCTCGGCGTCTTCGATGCCATCGAAGGCCTTGAGCTTCGCCTCGAAGGATTCCTTGGCTTCGCGATGACCCTTGGCCTCGGAATTCAGCCGGGTGATCGTGGCGACCGTGGTCGGAGCGTCGAACGCGACCTCCTTGCCGTCCGCGTGCACGTATACGGGCTTCCCATCGCTGACCACCACGTGGCCATCGGCGTCTAGTTTCAGTTGCATTTGGACCTCTGGGCATCCGCCCTATGGAAGAGCCATCCGGCTCATTGCGCCCTTGGCCGTCCGGCCGTGGGCATTAAAAACCGCTCGAATGCGGGGGGAACCTATGCCGCTGCGGCGCGCGCGAACGGCTCACCCGTAACCGGGTCGATCTCGTCTTCCGGCTCCAACCCTTCGTTCTGAAGGGCAAGCCGCTCGTCTTCCTCGTCCTGGTCGTGATCGTCTGCCAGGATGCTGCGGCGCTTGAACTCCAAGGCCACCGTGCGCTTGGAAATGACCCCCTGCGCTTCCGCCTTCAGGAGTGCGTCGAGTTCTTTGCCTTCGCCAGTCTCAACCGCGAAATCGGTGTAGACGACGGCCTCGGTTTGATCCGGGATGTTGAGCCACTTTGACGTCAGTGCCAGGGCGCGATCCAGCGTATCCTTGAACAGGATCGCCCAAGCCTGCACCTGCGAGCTGGCTTTCTTCGACACGTTCGCCGCCGTGATGACGGTCATGTTCGCGGCCATGAGGGGCTGCATGCCTAGGTCACGCATTTCCTGCCGATGCGCGGCAAGATCATCCTTCAGAAACGTGAGGGACGAAGCCGAAGGCTCGATGAACACCCATTCGCCATGGCTCCCGTCCATGCCTGGAGGGGCGAAGAGAACAGAGCGGGGGCCAACCGGGACAACGATGCTCTTCCCGTCCGCGCCGGTGCCGGGGACACCATTGCCCGCCAGCATCGGGAAAGCCGTGAGCGTCTTCGTCGCCTTAAGGTTCGATTCCTGCTGGAATTCCTCAACCTGCATATAGGCAACATCGCGCAACGGCGGATCGACCACGAACGACGTTCCGTGCCGCTCGCCTGGGATGAACGGCACCATGGGGATTTCCCCGATGGTGTATTCGCCCTGGTCCTTGACCACCCACGATTTTGTGCCGTTGGGCTTGTCCTCGATTTCCTCCCACAGGGTCCAGATGGCCCCGCCCAAGGCAACCGGCATGTCATCCGGGCCGATCTCCGTCACGATGCGGTCCAGAACACGGACGCAGCGCCGCGTCACCTCCTTGAAACCATCTCTTACGCGGGACGCCTCAAGGAGCCTGACGTGGGCGAGCACTTCCACGCCCCCCACGAACACGCTGTAGGCGGCAATCACCTGTTCCGGCGGCACGTGCACCCAATAGGGACGGAGCTTCTGTGCAGATTCCTCTGCCCGTGTCAGGGGGCGCCCGTCAGGGTTCGGTTGCGACCGCGTGTAATCGACCATGATCCAGGACAGACCCTTATCCATCCCGGTTTTGAACGATTTCGACGCGAAGACGTGCAGGCTGTTGCTCTGCCCGTCGATGTTGTCCACCAGTCCGCCGGAGCGCTTCTTGCTCGCGTCCATGGTGCCGACCATGATATCCGGCGCGCCCTCAGCAAGAACCGTCTCCTTGGAAAACGGCTTCGAGGCGAGGTTGCGCGAGATGTCGGCATAGATGTTCGTGAACGGCGCGTGCTCAACGCGGATCTTGTAGTCCTTGTCACCCTCGTTCTCAAACTGAGGCAGATAGTTCTTGCACGCCGAACGCATGGCCGGCGCGCCGCCAAGTATCGCTGATACCATTCCCCAATAGGGAGACATGGCGGAATAATCTGATGACGGCGCGCTCGGATCGGGCTTATCGGTCATTTATCTTTGCCCATAGGTTCCGAATATCGGTGCGGCCGGCTCTGACGACATCATCAGTTCTGTGATCGCCCAAACGAGGGCGTCGGCTCGATCCGGAGAACCGTCGCCGATGTACCCGTCCGCTGTGAATGAGCAGTTGTGCACGAGAATGCCGTTAGCAAAAAACTCTGGCAGGAAGCCGTCAGCAACGCTAAGATTGTAGACCGGCTCGCTTGCGCCGCTCGTGCGCCGCAACGTGGTAATTGTTCTTGCACTGGCGCGAACAGAACCGTCGTTTTCTTGGTGCCTCTCCTGCCCGCCCGCATCGCTCACAGACGTATGGGATGAGCGGGGTAGCCGGCTTATCTGCCCTGTATTTCTGCATGTAGCATCGGTGAGAGCAGTATCGGCTTGGCTCAAGTCTGTTCGTTTCGGTACGTTCGCCGCAAACCTCGCACCGACCGCAGACAATGACATCGCTGAGAACGGCGATGCCTTTTGGCGCATGAGTAACCGTGTGGTCGCTTCGAGACATCGCCTCAAGGTTGTCAGGAACGTTGTTGCCTGGGTTCCCGTCCACATGGTGGACATCCATCCCGTCAAGGATTGGACCCTTGTGGACCTCATAGATCTCTCTGTGTAGTAGCTTTCCCCTTGCGTGCCGGTAATGGCCTGATGGCATCCGATGATACCAACGCCCATGCCACGCGATTGGGCTACCATTCCTTCCCATCTGCGGAGCACGAGAAGGCGCTGGGAAAGATGAACACGCTCTGCACTCACAAACTCTCCCGAATCCATATCGAATATCGGGTGTGATTTCGTCGCTCTGATTAGGCACGTGCCGGCTCCAATCTCGATAAATTCCGAGGCGTTGCCAGTATACCCCACCCACTTGACAGGGGCGAACCCTTTACGTGTGAGAACGCGGTCATGTGTATTTATTTGCTCGATAGGGACCATGCCCCTGTCGGTCTCAACCAATGTCCCCGCCGCAAGGCACATTTGATCTTCCATGGCAGTGAAGGCCCTGGAATGCTTCACCCTGCCCTGCTCGTAGAGCGCTGCAACAGGCTCCGCTCTGGCCACCTTGCCTCGGCTTGCTGTGACCTCCCGGTATGATACGCTGCGATCAACCGTCCTGATCACATGCTCAACCATGGCGCCGCCGAAATTTCGCTCTGCCACGATGCGATCTGCTTTGAACTCTCTATATGCCGTGATCGCTTGCCGGCCCCATCCATCTGGGGAGAGCTTGCAGGTTCGATCCGCCAGCACATATGCGATGCCGTCGACGCCCTTGCCTGCCACGACGATGCCGATGCTATCACCACCGTCCTCGGCACCCTTTGTGCCTGATGGGTCAACAGCCACCACGACCCGTTGCAGGTCAGGCACAGCCTGCACGCGGCATGCATCCATCATTGCCCGCGTCCAGAGCGCGCCTGGAACGTCGTCCAGGATTTCGGCTTCCAACTCCTGCCGTCCTAGCCGCGTGCCCGCGTAGCGATCCGTGATCGACTTGACAAAGGCCGGCGCGAGGTTGGCGCTGTTGTCCCGCGTTGCGCCTCTGGTGACGACCGTGGATGCCGCCGCCATGATCTCCCGCAGCACCGGAATGGGGCGAGGCGTGGTGGTCACGAGCTGCTTCGGATTTATCCCGAGCCGCAATCCAAACTGGAGCATGTCCCACGTTTCGCGGGCATAAGCCCACTTGGCCAATTCATCGCACCAGGCCGCATCAAACTGCGGGCCGCGCAATTGATCCGGCTCCGTCGCGTTGAACAGCGTCGCCACAGCCCCATTAGGCCATGTCACCCTGCGCTTCGATGGCTCATAGAGCGGGCGGAACCCCGGCGGATGAACGCTGAGGATGCCGCTATCCCCCTCCACCATCACGTCGCGCGCATCGGCCGCCGTCTCGGCTATCAGGGCAATGCGCCCATATGCACCGCGGGCAAGCGGCGTTGAGCCACACACGATGGAGCGGACCCATTCCGCTCCTGCCCTGGTCTTGCCAAACCCGCGGCCGGCGTTGATGATCCACGTGAGCCAACCGCCCTCAGGCGCGATCTGTTCGGGCCGCCCCCAGAACCGCCAGTCCCATGCGAGCGCATCGAACTGTGTCTCACTCAGCCCATCAAGAGCCTTCGCCCTGTCCGCTTCTGGCAGTGAGGCGAGCAATTCGGCTTGTGACAAGCTCATGGGCGCTCACTTCCTCGACCTCGATCGGACCACCGTCCTTGCCCGTGTGTTCAACACGCTCCTTGAACAGGCCAAGGTGCTTTCCGAGGTCCACCAGGGCAGCCCGCTTGTCGTGCAGCTTGAACTTCACACGGCGGACATCCCGAGCATCCTCGCCCCGGCCGTCCTTGAAGTCCTCGACGGTCACCTCCGCGAGGGCAGCGGCCTGGTCGCGTGTCAGGTTGGAAAAGTCCAGATACGGGTCGCCATCAGCATTGGCGCGCATGTAATCCTGCATGTTTGCGAAGCCGATCTTGGCAAGCTCTTCGATGACGCGCTCTGCCGTAACTCCGGTTCGCTGGCTTCGGTTTGCCATGGCCTCCTGAACGGCGGCGTACACTCTCGGCTTCACCTTACCATTACTTACCCATTGGTAAGCCTTTGATGCCGCGACTGATGCGCTGTACCCCGCAGCAATTGCCGCCATTTTGGTATCGAGGTGGACAAGGTATTCCTCTACAAACCTCTTTTCGCGAGCATCAAGAGGAGTGGTGGGCCGTGTGGCACGACCGGCAGAGCGTTTTGCCATTGGATTCCACTATCCTCAGCCAAGGAGCATCAACCCATCGCACAATATGGTGTGCCTCAGGGTTTGTTGGGGAACCGCAACGCGTGCAGCAGTACCCATCCCTTGATAGAACGGCATCGCGCCATTCCCTTACCGAGGCATCCTCCCTCTCTACGACCATCCCCAGCAATTCAGGGGTAGCTATCTCGCGCCAGATAGGAATGAAACAATCAAGAAGCGTGGCGCAGGCCGCCCGATTTATCGCTGGCTCTGAAGGGTTCGCGACAACGAAAAGACAAAGAGCAGTGAACATCGCTCCATATTTTTCAATTCTTAGATCCAACTCAGCCTGAGAGGGGGTAAGCGCAGCGATAGGTGCTATAAGTCCAACCCGAATTGCCAACTCGCGCAGCGCGGCTAGTTTTTCGGCATACTGAACCGCCATCAGTGCACCGCTGCGCCTTCCATAACCTCGTCTTCGTCTTCGCCCTCTACCGCAGTGAACATCTCGGGCGCGATGGCGTTAGCCTCTTCCATCAGGTGCGCGGCGAAGTGCTGGTCATCCATCCCGAGCACCTTCTGGGCAGCAGTGAGGAGGGCAGCAGCGGCGGCACGACGTTCCATGTTGGTCATCGGCGCTCGCCCCTTGTGTCCAGATACAGAGCGATAGCCACAACCAGGGCTATCCACCATAGGGTGTGCCTGGATAGGTGGTGCATGGGGTTAGGTGTTGGGGCGGGGCTCACGCACGCCAGCGGCTCGGAGGAGCGCGTGGGCGAGGCGGATGATGGTGGACCAGAAGAGCTTGCTCATGAGCTGCGCCTTTCCAATTTGTGGGGAGGCATCGTGACGGCTTGCACCTTCACGGTCTCACTGTAGTTCGGCAGGTCCGCCGCGGTGATCGTGAAGGTCGGGAACACCATCGTGCGCGGCTGGACCAATTCCTTCAGTTCGAGCACATGCCGCTTGAGGTCTGCGATTTCCGCCCGCAGGAGGCTGATGTCGTCGTTCATTTCGTCACCTGCCCAACGGCTGTGGAGATGCCGGCCCAATCGGTACGAGGCGAGGCGCAGCCAGCGAGGGCGAGCGCAACAAGGATGAACGCTGCGATCTTCATGGAACCCTCATGGAGCAAAAAATAATCTCATTTTGAGGTTTTTCTTCTTGACGTTCTTATCTCATTATGCGACATTAGGACATCAAGAACGGAGCAAGACAATGTTGCACAGCCTGAACAACACCAAGACCGCCATCAAGTTCATCCGCAGCGTCAAGCAGAAGGTCACCCAGGACGGAGAAACCTTCTACACCGCAAAGGTCGGAGAGCCGGCAGACAAGGCGGTCGCCAAGGAGCTCTACGAGAAGGGGTTCTACTTCCTGGGGCGGGACGGGAACGA